TCAGGAAAAGAGCTTGAACGCTACCCAGCTCGTCGCCAAAGCGAAGACTGCGCCCGCAGCAGCCGACAGAAAGATGCTGCGCGCTTGGTGCTGCGTGCCCTCGCGGACCTCACTGCCCAGCTGTGCCAGGTTCTCTTTCATCTGCTTGATAACTTGATCATGGCTCATGGTCGCCCTCGCTTGTGATGCCAGGTCACGCCTGTTGCTAGACCCTATGGCGATAGTGTCGGCCGAATTGGCGTAAAGCTCAAGACCACTCGGCAAGCCTGTTTCTCAGGACGGCAGGCTAGAGCTTTTGAATGAAGGCCGCAGCGGTAACGATGACGGTGACTAGCCCTCCCACCGCGACAAAGGGGTAAAACAGCGTCTCGCGCTTCATTTTGTTGGCCTCGGCGATCAATTTTCGCGCCTCGGCGGTGAGCTTGTGAATTTCAGCTTGGAGCTTCTCAAGCTCCAGCTCCTCCTTCTCGGTCATTGGCCGTCCTTTCGTGCCTTGAGCCGCACCCTGTCGTGCGTCCTCTGTGCTGCATTATGTGTTCTTAGGTTAGGGAATGCAGCACGCCACAGCATTCATTGATGCTGTACTCCTCAGTGGCGGGCACCATGGCCTTGAGCGTGGCCACCACGCGCTCGGTAGCAGTCAGCGACCATTGAAAAGCTATCCACCCCGGATAGGTCAACCAGCGCATGACCTGACCGCATCTGTCACGCGCTCCAACGGTGACTGCCAGGTGCGATAGAAGTGATAACGGACAGTCGAACCACTTGGTGCTGATGCCACATCGACCAAATGGATAGGCGTCTGCGCGTCAGGCGCCAAGACAGCGTAGCGGTCGCCAGATGTCTGCAAGATACCGCCGACACTTACCCCCAGCACCGTGGTGTTCTGCCAGGCATCTCGGATGCACTCGGCAACCTGCTGGGGTGGCCTTGACGACTTCAAGTCCAGCAGTGGCGGATTGCTTCGGGTGTCGCCAACGCTCGCACACCCCGCCAGCAATGCCAAGCCCGACCCGACTATGATGTTTCGCATATTTTCTATCTCCTGAAAGTCGAGACCGTATCAGCCCGGCATCTGCGCGCTCGACGGAACCGCTACAGACAGCCTTGCAATGCTGACAGGCGCTTTTTTGCGATCCAGTTCCCCAGCACCACGTAGTACTTTCCTTCAGACCCACTCGGTGCTGGCTGGATGTCTACGAAATACTCTGATACTTGCGTGAAGACGGTATAGCCGACATCGCGGCCTGCTTGAAGAGTGACGCCAGGTGTTCCACCAAAAATCGGCTGATTTTGCCATTCGTATTGGACACACTTCGCCAGCGCGGCGTCAGTTTTGGTCGATCTCAGAACTTTATAGGGACCAGCCTGACGAGCTTCATTCATGGTTGGAGCCATGCATCCCGCTAGCAAAGCCAAACCCATTGCCCCGATCAAGATTCGAATTTGATCCCTCCTTGATGATGCCGGGAATCTACCACAAGGCGGCGTGGCCCAGCCCAGATGCGAAAAGCCCAGAACAGAGCTGGGCTGATACAAGGAAATCTGCTTACTACTCGAACACTGGGCGCAAGAAGCTTCGCTCGTAATTCAGAATGAATTTCCTGTCGCTGGCCTCCTTGACCAATTCCATACATGCCGAATCGCCTGCCGCCTGCTGTCGATACTGCTCATAGGCAGCAAGGCTCTCGAAGCTGAACAGACAATAGGCGACATTGCTCGCCCCCTCAGAAGGCAGGAAATAGCCATGGTGCTGGCCTCCCATGCGCTCGACCAGAGCGATCCAGTGACGGGAATACGCCTCAAAAGCGGGAAGCTGGTAGGGATCAATCACATAACGAACATGGCAGGTGACCATGGAGTCATTCCTTTGCAGGCTTGAGTAAAGCGCAAACTCTAAGGCAATCCTGCACAGACTTCCAAGGATGACCACCTATCCCCCTGGACGCATCACCCGTAACCGTACGGCCTCATGCCGTCGTAGCGTTGTCTCCCAACGACCTGCCCCGGTCCGTTGCTGGAAATGGATGCTCAAGGAGGATCAACTTGAGCGAGCAACGCGCAATGACCTCCCACGAGGTCGGCGTGTGCGCTGCACTTCAGTCAGATGGCGCATTCTTTGCGACTCTCGCCCTCTCGCAGCGCAGTAAGATTAAAGACGTAGCTAATGTACCGATAGACGTCATGCCAGCCGATGGGATGTGATCAATCTGCAGAAGAGGATGCAGCAAGTCATAAGGAGAGTCGCCCTAAGCAAGATAGAGGAAGGAACGAAGACAGAAAGGGACTTGTGTGCTGCTGAACGACCAGGCTTTGCGTGCTATCCAGTTCGCCAGGCCATACGCCGACTGCCTCTGTTCTAAGTCCCGCATTTATAGCCCAACAGCTGGGTCACAGCGTTTACATGCTGATATCGACCTATGCCGTTGGCTCAACCCAAGCTCCGACTGGAGCAAGCTGGAAAAACTCGAAGGATTGGACGTATCAAAACCTGGCCGAGTGTTTCAACGACGACGCCACTGCCATCCTGAGCTTCGTAGTTCGCGCTGCCGCCTAACCCTGCGGCGCTGCCCGCCAGCACCCAAACAAAAAACGCCGCCTAGAGATAGGCGGCGTTAGAAATTCCCCATCAGGGCTTGAAACCCTTATCTGGTGTCTTCGGAGGTGGGATGTCCCATAGCCTGTCGCTGGATTCCTGCTGCGCCTTTGCTTTTTGCTCTTCTGTTGAGCCAAAGCAGCCGCTCAGCAACAGCGCAGTAACGGCGACGAGAATTGCGCCAATCATGGTGTGCTTCATAAGGTTCCTTCCTGTGAAATGGTCGGGCATTACATCAAAAATCGCCAATCGCCGCAAAGCATGGCGCTGAGCCAGTAGCCACCACCTGCCGTACTCAAAACATGAACGCTTCCATGGCGAACCGAATTCTTTGAAGGAGGTGAAAACGCCTCCATGTGGGTTTAATTATAACTAGCCTCCATATACTCTCTACTTCGCTGCAGGCACATTCCTTTTACGTAAGCTTCTGCGTACTCAAAGTGCCTCACCCATCGGAGTCTTCGACCAAATTCGACCCAAGATCTCTGACCTAATTGTAACACCGTAAATATAAACGCAACTGGGGAAACTATCAGTATCATTTTTCCAGGCAGATCACCGATAGACCTCACCATCACTAAAGATCATCGACTGCAACGGTGGTCTTTTCAGCTCAGCCAAGTACGCAACACTTTGTGATCTAGTCATGCTAGGAAACACCTCACCTTTAGGTATAGGTAACCTTGAGCAGGCTGGGCTGCCGATTGTTGGGCTGGACCTATGTCGATAGCGCCGACATCAATCAGCTGCTGGAAATCGCAGAGCTGCAGCTGGCATTGACGATCCACGATGACGCTGACATCCAGGATAGATGTATTCGGGCCGAGAATTTGGAACTGCACACCAAGCTAGCTGACTGGAACACCACAATCATTCCAGCGCTCAGCAGCGACCTTCGCGAAATCCTCGGACGCCCGAACCTTACTTGCCACCACATCGCCAAGGCTCAACGTATCATGGGGCTCACGATCGCACCCAATGCCGAAGTCAAGCAGGCCGTCGTGATTCACCGGCCTCTCGGGCACACCCTAAGGCACGGCGCGGATTGGCGTCAGCGTGTAACAGCCGAGCTGGCGAAGGCAGGTAATACGCTGAAAGCCTAATAGGAGTACAAATGTACTACACTCCGCTATACCCCCTTTCTCTCTACTCACTGCTGCGCTATGTCGATAAAGCCTGACCCGCCCCACATAAAACCATACTAGCGGCTCGGTTCCCCCTCGTGCCCAGCGAACAGCCAGCTTAGAGAAGCCTCTGCTTCAATTGGTTTGCATGCAAATTTGAGGCTGAGGCACAGGCTCCGGCATCAGGTTGGCATGTAACAGATCACCGTAACCCCAGACCAGCGTTCTGAAGACTGCCGCGATGGCGCAAACAGCGCGCCACAACGTGTAGTAACTGCCATGCGATCTTCGCATCTGCCTGTTGAGTCTGCTCACACCCTCGCCCAAAAGCGACTCGCCAAGAAGGGCAAATACAGTTATAACAGATCCCGACCGTGAAAATTGCGCAGCGTCTCCCTCAAACCACCACGTGATACTCCAAGCGAATGAAATAAACACCGCGATTGCAGCTGCATATAGGCGTCGCCTAACCTCAAACAATGATGCCGCTGCCTTGCCAGTTACCTCAGGCACGTACCTTCCATCATCAATTGAATCGCAAGATCCCCCGTAATTTTCCTCTTTCCTCTTTAGGGCGCCTTGAATCAGAAGTGTGGCAGCAACGCCTACGATCAGGCTTAGGTATGTTTTGCGCACGTGGCTATCTCTCTTGAAATTTGAATTATCTTAATTACTTGTCCGGCTAGTATATATGCCTGACGCATTTTTAATGGTGTATTTACGCATCAGTGCCGAGATATGGCGGCCAAGAAATCCGTAGGCCCAGCGCACAAACGGCGGCACGGTGGTGCCCGTTGATGAGGTGAGCGAATGACCCGCCTCGCCTTCTGCCTCCTGCTGTTGGCCACAGGCGCAAGCGCCGGGCAAACCTTTCATGTCGAGGCATTCGGGAACATCGACAGGGGCGGCAATTGTGTGCACGACGAGGAGCGCGGCATTACCTGCTACGTATTCTACGGCGGACACTTCGGCGGCATCAGCTGCATTTCCGACAGCCAGCCGCAGGCCAGCAATCAGCGCCAGCTCTCCCAGCACGAAACCCAACCCGAACCTCCACCTGCTCTGGCGCCTGGGCGCTGGATTGATGAGAGGTATGAGTTGTGAGGAAAATTCGAGATTTCTTGAAGGCTTTCATAGGGAACGTCAAAGCCTACACATACATGCGTAGCCGCCTAGGGTGTGCTAGTTGGAAGATGGCCGACTCTCTGCATAAGACGTTCGGCGCCTGGCATCCGCATGATGCTATTGACGAAGACCTTGGCTACTGGGGCTAGACATGACCGACCGGATCGAAGCAGAAGGCTGGCTGCTGAGGCAGATCGTCAAGGACGTGGGCCAGTGGCAGAACCTCGCCAAATACCACCAGGCAGCGCGTTGGATGGCGTGGCGTACGCCTCACTGGAGGCTGAGGCCCTGGCCGCTGGAGTCAAGCCATGAGATCTTTGGTAGAAATCATCGAAGCTTCGAAATCGAGCGACTGCCCCGACGACCTGCGCCTATCAAACACCATCAAAATCACCATTCGTCCAAGTCGTGGAGACGTTGTATCTGGTGCTTGTACTCGCACACTATCTGATAGGTAGAACTCGCGGTCCCAGTGACGAGAGCACCTACCACGTCGCAATCTGCCTCTACGAACTTCTCCCACGCTGCCTGCGCCTGGGGCATCATGGCCGGTACATTTTTCGGGAGCGAGCCTTCATCGACATACCCCTTTGCGGTGGCCAGGGCCTTCTGGTACTTCTCTTCCACCGCGTCCTTGGCCGCCTCCCGCATTTCATATGCGCAATGAGCTGAATCCTGCGTGGTTTTGGTCTCCGGCTTTCTCAAGCACTGCTGCCAATCGGCCTCAAGCTTCGCCGCGTACTGACGCACCGCTGCATCCCGTGCTGCAATCTCTGCTTCTTCCCCGTGCAGCTCGGCGTGGGCTGCGCCCACTACTGCCAGCACCGCGCCAGCGATACCGGCCTTGATAACGGTCTTCATTGGTCTCATTTCCCTGAGTCATAGCCCGGCCGGCGTGATGCCGTTCCAGGCGGGTTTGGCTCGGCCAGAAGCCGGGCGAGGTGATCCTGACGCATTATATGCGTTGCCATTACCCTCGAGTTGGAGCACCGCAACATTTCAACCGCAATCAAGGCCTGATCAAAGCGCGCGATTAGCTTCGACAAGATCGTGACGCCCTGCGGTATGCCGGAGGACACCTTCTATGACCCTAGCCCTGATGTACATGGCCTACCTGATTTGCAGGGGGCCGCGATGAGCGCAGCGGTTGAAGTGCTTGACACATGCAGTGCCCGCCGCATGATGTGGTTCGACAAGGAAGACCAGCGCGCCCTGTTCGGCGACATCCGCGACGACGAACACCAGCGATGCGACAGCCGGATACTGAAGGTTGAGCCAGATGTGCTGATGGACTTTCGGAGTCTTCCCTTGGGGACGCCGCTTTGCGCTGGGTCGTGTTCGATCCGCCGCATCTGACCCGGGCCGACGTGGCTCGCTGGATGCGGGCAATGTACAGAGTGCTCACCAGTGACTGGCGGGAGGATATCCCCCAAGGCTTTGCCGAGCGTTTCCGTGTACTGGACCTGAGGAAATCCTGATTTTCAAGTGAAACGAAGCCCAAGTGCTGGTCAGCACCAACCAGTCCCTTCGTGTTCCAACCTAGCAAAGGTGGGCTGTGGATCAACGAGCCAAGTGTTACAATCCGCCACTTCAAATCGGCGCTGAAGGCGCTGAACATCCGTGAACGCCGTCAGTACGACACCCGCCACACCTACGCAACCATGTGCCTGATGTCTGGGATGAACCCCGCGTTCATCGCGAGCCAGCTCGGCTACAGCGTCGAGATGTAGCTCTCTACCTACGCGAAATGGATCAGCTCCTCCTTGGACTGGAGGGAGCTGGAGAAGCTGCCGCCCCGAGTCGAATTGGCCCAAAATTGGCCCAGAACTGACGAGAGGGCCTAAATACACCTCTGGAACCCCCGCAGGACAAGCACTTGATCTCCACAGCAAACATCACCATGCGCTATGCCATGGGGTTTAGCGGGTGGGGATGTGTAGATTTTGCTGGGCCAAACTCCTCTCACTCCCCCACCGATACGGATGAGTTGGTTCGCGAATTGGTCCGATGGCTTTCATCCAACTATGATGCCGATCCGGCATAACCTACGCCGTTCGGAGCATGCCTCCGCCGGATTGTCTGCTTTCGACTCTAAGCAGAGACATCGTAGCCCCCTCCTCCGGCGTTCTGCCGAATCCCACCCTATCCTGCTGCATGGTCGTGATCCCGGACGCTGAACCGGACCACACCCCACACCTCAAACGTATCTGCCTCCATGATGTACCGCGACGGGTATTTGGGGTTCTCCGATCTGAGGACCAGCACACCATGCTCACGGCACATGCGCTTGCAGACCGGTTCGCCGTTCACCGCCGCGATCACGATGTCGCCGTGCTTGGCCTCGACGCTTCGATCGACAACCAGCAGGTCGCCGGAGTACATCCCGATACCCTGCATGCTCTCGCCCTCGATCTTGACCAGGTAGGTCCAGGGCGTACGCACCTGCATCAGTTCGTCCAGGCTGAGCTGGGGCATGTCGTCGATTTCGAAGTCAAGGGCGGTGTTCACTGGTGAGGCCTCCATACTGTATGAATAAACAGCATGGTAGTGACCTGCAGTGGGGCCGGCAACTGCCGACAAGCGGGGACGCGCTAGTGCAGCGGAGGCACTTTATTGCCCATCAGCTTGGATACGGTGCGAAGCTGGTAGTCAGAAACCGCCTGGGCCAAGGCCTCGGAATGGAGTCGCAGGCGCTCTACCTCCTCGGGCGGGGCGCCATGGTCCCTGGCCTCCCAGTACCGCTTGAGAGCTTCCATCGACTGCTCGATCAGTGGTTCGCCTGCCTTAACGGCAGCGGCAAATTCATCCTTGTCCATCGGGGATATCCTTAATTGGTCAGGGGATTATAAACAGCCCCGCAGCCCAAGCCGCGAGTCGGCTTCGCACAGGCGCCGCAGCCAGGCTTACCCACATTCGATCAGAGTCTAGAGCATCATAAATATGCAATTCCAAGACGGATGACTGGTAGCATGCACGGATGAATACCTGAGGCCGTTATGCTTAAACCTATATTGCTCGTCGAAGATGATAAGCGCGAACTTGAACTCATTATGATCGCTCTGGAGCGCAGTCAATTAGCGAATGAGGTTGTAATAACCCGAGATGGAGTCGAAGCGCTTGATTATCTGCTTCGCCGAGAGAGATTCGCAGATAGGGACGAGGCGAATCCAGCCGTGGTGTTGCTGGATCTTAAGCTGCCCAAGATGGATGGGCTTGAAGTTCTGGAAACAATACGATCGACGGAGCACCTCCGCACGATCCCTGTAGCAATGCTGACTAGCTCAAAGATGGGATCCGATCTCACTCGCGCTTATGAGCTAGGAGCAAATTCGTTCGTCGTGAAGCCGGTCGGCTTCAAAGGCTTCGTGGCGGCTGTGTCCGAATTGGGTTTGTTCTGGGCATTTCTCAACGAACCGCCGCCAGGCTCTACCCGGATTAGCGTGCGCTGAGGGTCCCTTCACGGCGATCAGCCTGCGTCAGACCTTCATACTCTCGTCGGCACTGATCGCCTGCTATTCGGGATTGGTTATAAGCTTTCGCCAACGCTCGATTCATTTCGACAGACCGTGCGAGTAGGTCGGAGTGCGCCATGGCGGCGCGGGTGGCTGCCTGGCTTCGGCGACAGCGGCGGTATCCGTGCCGGGGTAACTGACGGCGGCGGCGAGGACGATGCCTTCGTTGCGCAGCCGCTGGTCAGCAGTGCTCGATGGAAGGCAGCCCTTGGCGTCCCTGGCAGGCATCGGCTACCACCGAGCGCAGCTTAAGAACGATAGTTGAATTGCCGGAAGATAAGGGGGTCGACAGCTCACCGCGCGTATCCTTCAGTCTAGGCTGCGCCTTCTTCTTGGATTTTCTGGGCGTGCGCTCAGTGTGAGCGACATATGAATAGCAATAATTCCCCCTTAATCCAGGCCGTGTTGGTGGTGGAGGACGAGCCCGCAATTCGAGAAATGCTAGCAAACATGCTTGAAGATTTCCCTGTGGCTATCACAAGCGTCGCCACGGCCGATGAGGGTTTCCTCGAATTGTATCGTCAGCCCTGGGCACTGCTGATCACCGATGTTCAAACGCCAGGCAGAACCAACGGGATCGAGTTGGCAAGCGCAGCACGTAAGCATCAGCCAGAGATAGAAGTAATTGTGATGAGCGGGTACCACAATGCCCTGGGCCTGCCGCTACCGCCAAATGTCAGCTTTTTGGCAAAGCCCTGGTCCCTAGACGACCTCTACGCGCTCGTTGAGGTTTACCTAGCAAAATGATCGTACGCAGAGGATGGAATCCGGGCGTACTTGAGGACTTTATAGACTCCCTGCAGCGCTCTCTCACTGTATCGTGACCAATCTATGTATAAGGGGCTCTCACAACTCGCATGCTAATTGAGCTCTCACCAGGGCTCGCGCTTCTGCATCAGCCCTGCGGGCTGGTCGGAGAGCAATATGCTCCGTCGTTATCGGCATGCGCCAGCGGCCGCCGCCAGTTCCTTCTCGTAGCCGACGCGCTGTCTGCGCTCCGCCAGCAGGGCGCGCACCTTCACCTCAAGGCTATCGGTCTTGCGTAGACTGTCGGCGACCCAGGGCGGCACGGGAACGTCAGGCGTGCGGCAAGGAACCTGCACGGGCACCTCGACGCGCAAGGTGCTAATCTCCGGCTCTGCCTGTCCTGCACAGCCCGCAAGCAGGAGAAAGCCTGCAAGCACCACCACCCCTTGCAGGGATTGGCTTGCAATAGTCATAGGCCGAGCTCCTTGTCGATGATCGAGGCGGCAGCCGTGCACTGATCGCCACCGGTGCGCTCCTGCTGGATGCGGTTGGCTGCTTGGTAGTCCGGCTCGGCACTGGCGCGGGCTTCGGCTACCGCCTTCTCGGCGGCGGCCTGGCGCTGCTGGGCGGCCAGCTGCAGGTCACCCAGTGCCTTACCCTGCTCATTGGCCAGGGCGACCAGGTTGTCTCTGGCCGCTTGGCAATTGCCGGCCTTCTCAGCCATTGCTGCAACGTCGGCGCGGGCGTCTTGGATCTGGCCCTGCTGCCACCAGATAACGCCGGCGGCGGCCAGGGCCAGCAACAGCCAGAGCGGTATTGCGTTGAGTGCAGCGAGCGCGCCGTTCATTCCAGCAACCCGCCCATCTCACCCCATTTGCTTAGCAGCTTGTCCAGGCGGTGCGGGTTCTGCCCATAATTGTTTCCTGGCAGCGAGGCCCAAATGTTCGAGCACTTGGCGATCGCTGGTTGAATGCGCCCGGCCTTGATGTCGTCCAGTGCACGGCGCTCGCGGATCTGTTGGAGCGCTACCCGGTCTTGATTCTCCGGCGTAAACCCGCCTGACAGGCGCAGGCTGACCCTGTAGGCGTCCCAGTAGCGCTCCAGCAACTGGTACCGCCCGGCAGCCGTGCTGGTAACGTTCTTGCCGTTGATGGGAAACGTCAGCTTGCGCCGAGGGTGGTCGGCATAGCCTTGGAACAGGCCGCCGCCGTACAGAACGTTGTAGCCGTCGTCGCTGGCCTTGATGATGGATGTGCCTTCCGAGAAGGCGATCAGGTCCAGAAACCGGAGCACATTTGCGCCTCCGGCCTGGGATTCGGTGAGTCTGGCCATGGTTTCTCCATGCGAAAAAGAGCCCGCACTGGGCGGGCTGTATGGTGAAGCGTGGTGCTCAGGCCTCAGCGCTCTCGTCCGGTACCGGATCAGGCTTGGCTGGCTCGGTGCCAGTGATCACGACTTCGGCAGTGAACTCCTCGAGGAGCTCGGCTGTAACGAACCGGTGGCTGGGGAACTGGAGCAGGCCGGCTTGAATACGCTCCTTGGCCTGCTCCAGGGTGTTGAATCGGGTCTTGTTGTCAGGGTCGTAATCATTGGTCAGATTGATGGCTACGTAGGGCATGGTTATCTCCAGGCAAAAAAATGCCCGCGCGTGGCGGGCTTGTGGGGTAATTGACCGTCAGGTCTTGGGGTATTGCTGCTTTACTCGTCGGATCGTGGAATAGAACGGCTCGGCCTTGGGCATTGTTCCTTGGTCCATCGCGTGCCAAAGCATGTCCAGCTGTTCCTCGATCGCCGGGTAGTCAGTGGCCCGGGCTTTGGCATGGTCACTTTTGTGCTCGATTTTCAACGCTCAATACCTCGCTCTGGTAAGGCCATAAGTCGATCACGACCTCGTACTCGCCGGGCAGGCTGAAGCCCAACTGGATGTCGCTGCCGTCGGCGGTGTACTCCTTGCCCTCAATGTTGAGCACCGCATTGGCAGGCACGCCTTTGAGGGTCATGCCAACCAGCTGCAATGACATCTTCGGTCGAGGCACGATCTTGCCCGCGCTGACGAACTGCTCGAGCTCGCTGGCCCGGGCGAACAGATAGGAGAATCCTGTCCGTTTCGCGTTGAGCTCCGCCTCGAGCCGGGACATGTAGCCCCGCATACGGATTTCTCCGCGCTCGTTGTAGAGCACAACCTCCCCGACTTGGGGTGACTGAGTCATCGCATGATTCCTTGCACCATAAGGTTCTGATAGGAAAGCACCACGCCCACCGCCCCCAGGATCGAGAAATCGACCGTGTGCTGGCCTGCTCCCACGTACTGACCAGAGGCCAGAGTGATGGAGCTGTCCGACCAGTTCGCGACAGATTCAGCGATCATGTTTCCATCCAGGACCAAGCGGTACTGGTAGAACTGGGTGCCATTCGAGAGGAACGTCGAGCAGTAGTTGATGTAAACCATGCCTGGTTGAGGCATGAAGAACGTGATCGATAACGGAGTTTGCCAAGTAGCATTGCAAGCAAAGCGCGGTGCATAGCCTGTGTAGCGCGGGATTGTCACCGCTTCGTTGCCGATCTTGAGCGTGCTCACCTGCAGATCGCCGATTTTAGCGGTTGAGATCGCAGCATCCTGGATCTTTGCTGTACCAATGGCAGCGTCTTGAATCTTCGCAGCACCGATACTGGCGTCGCGAATGTACGCATCGGCGATGAACGTCTGTCCCCCTACTACAGACCAAGGAGAAGATAGGCCGCCCCCGTTGGAGTTGATCAGCAAAAACTGATCGGAATACACCACGAAGGCCGATTGAGCGACACCGCCCTGCTCTGTAACCCCGATCCCGAATCCACCGAAGTGGTAATAGCCGCCTTGCCGGTTTACCTGGACCCGGACGGTATATTGGGCATTGAGCTCACCCTTCAGATTCGACTGTGCAGTCGCGACCTGCTGAACAGCAGCGTTAGCGTTACCCGCCGTTGCTTGGGCAGTATCGACGCGCTTGGAAAGAGCGCCATCGGCATTTGCCCGCGCTTGAACCTCGCTCTGGACCGCAGCTGCTGCTTCATCGGCTTTCGCCTGGGCGGTATTGATCCGCGTGCTTAATGCCGAGTCAGCAGTGGCGCGAGCAGTCGTTTCATCCTGAATCGCTGAATTGGCGTTTCCCACTGACGTGTACAAGCCGTTAATGCGCTGAGTCTCTGCTGACAGCTTGTCGCCTTGCTGAGCAACGTTGACGCTGAGCGAATCGAACGCCCTACCCGACGCAGCCACTGACCTGCGACCGGCTGCGATGTAGGCAATGTCCACTTCGCCACTGGCATCAGTCGAGTTGTACATGTCCAGGCGGATGGCCCAGATCTTCTTCCCATTCCAGCCAGCATGGCCAGAGAGGTCGAGCTCAATGTCCTGCCAGTCTGCACTCGAGGTATTGATAGGCCAGTTGAATCGACGAGCTTCGGCAAGTCCACCATCCTCGTTTGCCCAGTACATAGCCGCACTGGCCCGTCCAGTATTGCGACGGCGCAGTCTGATGCGGATCAGCGGGTTCTCGGCACCATCTATAACCGGGAATGTGTTGGTAACCTGGATGGTCGTGAACTTGGCGACTGTTGCGTATTGAGGGCCAGCAGTCAGGGTTGCCCCGGATGTATTGGCCTTCCAACCCTCGACTGAGTTTGTAAACTCCCAGGTTTGCCCAGCAACGAATGGCAGAGCGTTGCCTATCTTCGCCTCCAGGTTAGTAATGCTGCTGGACTGAGCCGTCAACCCGCTTTCCGTAGCAGCGACGCGGTTGGCCACGCTGGTCAGCGCTGCGGTCGACGCCTTGCTGGCCAGGCCAGTGGAGCCGTTATTGACGCTGTTCTCCAAGCTGGTCGTTCTGCCAGACACAGAGGTGATGTCCTTGCCCTGCTGACTAACGCTGGAGGTAAGGCCATCAACTGCCGTAGATACGGCGCCGATCGCGTTGCTATTAACTTGGCCATTGTCGCGCCAGCCCGTGGGGCGTGAACCGTACTCGATCTGTGGCCTGGCCACTTCGAACGTACCGGCCACTGTTCCACCAATCGCCGCGTGGGCCCGGTAGAAAACCCGAACCTTGGCAGCACCTGTCGGAGCAACCGATGTGAACGATATGCGGTCGCCGTCCACAGTCATCGGGACAACTGCCGTCGCAGGCGCGTTGATTACGGTACCGGCGGCGTTGATCCACTGGTGAAAAATCCTCATCCCCAAGTCGCCGGAATCTGACGTCTTCCGTACGTAGATCGACGAGGTGACAGTTTGACCAGACGCAACTGCAGGTGCTCTCTCGCTGGCAGTGACCAGCGAAGTGTACGGGTTACCTGATGCCGTGCTGCCAACGCCGGTGGTACTGCATCGATATGCATTTTCAGCAGCGTTCAGCCAAGAACTGACCATTGACGGCGTATAGGTTGCCGTCCCTTCCGGTACCCACCCGTCAGGGTTGTTTCCTGTAGCCGCACCCAGTTTTGTGAAAGCTGGGTTGTAGAACAGGTTTTCCCCGCCCACGTCGCCGATCGAGCTGTCCAGCTGAGTTAGCCGACCACTGACTGATGTCAGGCCCTCCTCCGTGTTGGATACGCGACCGGATACGCTGCTGATCGCTACGGCGTTTGCTTGCGCTGCGCTTTGAGCGTTCTTGGCGTTGTCCTTCCAGGCACTGACCACGGTGGATAATTCAGCCTGGGCGCGATCAATCTCGTAGTAGCCGTCACTGGCAGTACCACCCAAAGGCCCTCTGACGCGTAAAAGAAGGTCCGCCCCAATCGTCCCAGCTGGAGCGGGAGCGCCCGTGAAGACTGGTCGGTTCCATGCGTCGCTCAGAATGGTTCGAAGCGGCCCATGCGTCCCGACCGTGGCCCCACCGCTGTTCTTGTATTGCAGATAGATCTCGCTGACCAGGTCCTGGGTTCCCCGGACATACGCCGACACTGTCAGCACCTGTCCTGGCGCCATGGATACCCAGCTTGCGTTCGGTAGCGCAACGTCCACATACGCAGAGCCGGACAGTCCCTTGGCATCGACACGCTGCGCTTTACCGCGAGGATCCAAGGTTGACGGCACCAACGACAGGAGCCGATTAGGTGCAGCCAGCGAGGAGCCGACCCGCCAGCCATCAGCAAGGCCGGCAGTAGGCCCCTCTACCTCAAACGAAGGGTTAGGCAGCAGGTTCTCACCGCCAACCTGGCCGAGCGATGCATTGATACCAGTGATCGCCTCGCCAGCGGCAGTGATGGCTGTGTCCTGTTGCTCTACCTTATTCGTGAGGCTCTGAACGGTAGAGGCATCAGCCTTTGTCGCCACTTGGCTCAGGGCATTGGCCGCTGCTGCTGCGGCGTCCGTGGCTACCTTGTCTGAAACTGCCTGCCATGCAGAACCATTCCACCGTTTGGGTGTGTTCCCACCACCTGTGGTATCAATCCAAAGGTTCTGGATCTGCTGGTTAATGGCTGAAGGTGTTGAGTTTTGGACGATCACTTTGCCCTTGGCATCAGCGAGGCTGTATGCGTCTTGGGCAGCCTTCTGCGCGGCTGACACATTACCGTTGGCCGTATTGAGCCCACCCTGCAAGCTCACGATCGACTGGCCCTGGCTGGATAGCTTTCCTTCTGCTTCGGTAACCGCATTGCTCAGAGTGGAAACGGCTTCTGCCGAGGCCGAGGCGGAACGCCTACCAACGGCGATATAAGCGATATCGAGCTCGCCGCTTGTATCACCGGAGTTCATCATGTCCAGGCGAATGGCGTAGATTTTCTTGCCGTTCCACCCGGCATGGCCGGATAGGTCAAGCTCGATGTCCTGCCAATCCGTGGTTGTGGTGCTGATGAACCACCCAAAGCGCCTTGCCTCGGCCAACCCGCCGTCTTCGTTCGCCCAGTACATCTGGGCACCCGCCCGGCTGGTACTACGCCGGCGTAGCCTGATCCGCAGATAGGGGTTCTCTGCGCCTGCAACGATTGGGGTGAAATTGCACTGCAGGTTCGGGTTTGCAGTCACGGTAGCAAACAGCGGGCCCGCGGTTATCGTCCCGTTGGTAGCGGTCGCCACCCAGCTCCTGGTCGAGCCGGTGAACTCCCAAGCACGTCCAGCCACGAATGGCTGGGCGGCACCAACGCTATTTTTCAGCTGCGTGATGTCAGTGCTCTGGCTGCTCAGCGCCCCTTCGGCAACCTCAACTCGGTTACCCAAGGACTGTACAGCCGATGCATCAGCCTTCTTGCTTACACTGTCAGTCAGCGAGGTGAGCGCCTGGCTTTGTGAGCTAATGAGCTGATCTTGGGCCTTGTCCTTGTCTTCGGTCGCCGTCACGCGGCTGGTGACCTGCTGCAGCGCCTGCGAACTGGCCTTGCCGTCGATGCTGGTCTGCATGCCGTCCATGCGGGTGGCTTGCGACGTGAGCTTGCCCTCAGCATCGCTGACACGGGTGCTCAAGTTACTCACAACGCTCGCGTCGGCCTTCAACGCTACCTGGCTGAGCGCCGACTGGGCGGCCGCTGCTGCATCGGTGGCCACCTTGTCCGTTACCGCTACCCAAGCAGAACCGCTCCAGCGTTTCGGGGTGTTAACGTTGCTGGTGGTGTCGATCCAGAGGTTCTGCGCCAAACGGTCCGCGACAGCAGGCGCTGCCGATTGAACGATGACCTTGCCCTTCCCGCCTGCCAGCGTGGCCGCATCCTGCGCAGCCTGCTGAGCAGCCGAGACGTTGCCGTTAGTAGTGGTCAGGCTCGATTGCAGCCCGCCGATCTGAGACGCCTGGGCAGTGACCTTGCCATCAAGCGTCGACACATCGGTTTCGACCTTCGAGACGCGCGCGGCCATGCCGTTGGCAGTCACTACCGCCTGGCCAACATCGGTCCAGTAGGTGGCGTTCGGCGGTGGCGTGTTCAGCGGTACCGCTTTCAGGGCCTGGTAGAGCTTGCCATCACTGCCCAGGGCGCTTTGGCCGACGCTGTAGGCCTTGTCCTTGCGATACGGCAGGGAGCCGGCCAGGGCCGAGACGTTCGCAATCTGCTGCTGCAGCTCGGTCTTGGCAGCTGAAACGTCCGCGCTCACGGCCGTGATTTGCTGCTCGAGATTGCCCTTTACGGTGTTGAGGGCGTTGTTCACTTCGCTGATCTGCTTGGCCAGCTCGGTCTTGGCGGTTACAACGCGCTCGTTCACCGACCCCGGGCCGTTACCGTCAATGAGCGCGATCTTTTCGATCTTGCTGGTGAGTTCCTTGCCGAGCTCGCTTTCGCCGATCTGCTTGGCAATCTGCTCGAGGATAGGACCGGCGTCGGCGCTGGCCTGCCCCTTGATCCCTGGCGCATCGACCGGAAACCAAGGGCCGACGTTGCCAGAACGGTCGACCAGGCGCGCCCAGAAGTAGAATGTCTGGCCAGCGCGCAAGCCCTGCAGGGTGTGGTCTGCCTGCGGGTAGGCCAGATCCGTCAGTTTCGTGGCTGCGGCCAGGTCTGAGCCCGGCCCGTACCACAGTTCTGCACGCTGCGTATCGCTGGCACCAGCTGGGTAACCGATGGTGACCTTGATCCCGAATATCAAGCTTTCAGCGCGCAGGAAGGTCACCGCCGGCGGTGGCGTTGTTTTGCCGGCAACTTCCGTCAGGGCTGAAGTGGTCGGGATAGAGGCCACATCCATAGCGCTGATGGCGCGCACGCGGGCCAAGTACTGACCCGCGTAGACCCCACGAACATCAGCGGTAAGTTGACCCGTTCTCGGCATCCTCACCCAGTCACGCGAACCCCAGCGCCATTCCACGTCGTAGGCCACCGCACCTGGTGCCGCATCCCAAGAGATGGTCATGGTGGTGACCGCAATGCCCTGGTCCACAGCGGAGTGGCTGCCGATCAGCACGCGCGCGGGTGCATCTTGTACGCCCGGAGGAAGCACGCTGATGGGCCGATCATCGATGATGGTACCGAAGTCGATGGCGTCGAATTTGCCCGGCTCATACTGGATGCACTCCAGCTGGAACTGGTGCCACTCAGGCCGGGTGATGTTGCGGACGTAAAACTGCATGACCTTGAGGTCATCGAAGTCCAGCACCCAGGCACACTCAGGCTGCGGCGCCTCGCTGAATTCGGCTACCACGGTGATCTGCCGACCCGCCACGGACCGAATGACCCGGGCCTCTGCCTTTCCGCTCGGGAGGTTGACCAGCAGGCGTGCACCCGTTGGCACCTCTACGTCACGGTCCACGGTCACAACGCGGCCATTCACGGCCGCGATGCGCCCACCGTTCGCACGGCCAGCCAACATAGGATCAGACAGAGTGATGACTTTGCCTGGCTTGGGAATGTATCCATCGAGGCCGACGCGGAAGGTTGCACCCCTGAGTTGCAGCTGCTCGGTCATCAGAGCCCACTGGCCAGCGCGCTGGGCCTGACCACGCGAGGTGCACCCCACCGCCTCTACGGAGATCTCGCGGACCCCATATTCAGCGATCGCGTCCTCGTCGAAAACGGGCTCTTTGTCGGTGTCATACCCCCGCGCCGGGTCATCGAACGACACCATGGCCTGGCTATGCCGCTCGCGCAGCTTGCTGCCGGTGTACTTGACTGCGCCATCGTCGAGGATCTGTGACAGGGTGTAGTTGTAGACCGGGTCCTGCGGCAGGTCTGCGTTCACGGTGATCTGGCTACCGTCCCAGAAGGCCAGACCATGGAAGATGGCTGCCAGGTCCTGGATCACCGCCCAGGCCTCGGCCTGCTTCTGCAGGTACAGGTTACAGGTGAAGCGCGGTTCTTGGCCGCCCATGCCGTCTGGCACCAATTGGTCGCAATACTGCCCGATGCGATACAGCGACCAGCGATTGATCATGCTTGCATCAATGCGATCTCCCAGGCCGTAGTAAGGGTGCAGCACCAGGTCATAGAAGACCCAGGCCGGGTTGTTGGTATAGGCCTCTTTGAAGGTGCCATCCCAGACTCCATTGGTTGTGCCGACATCGCTGGTGGCGTAGGTGCGAGTCTCTGCGTTGTAGTTCGCAGGTACGCGCACAATGCGCCCGCGCATCAGCACAGCGATCTTGGCGATATCGCCGCCGAACTGCTCGGCGTCGTACTCCACGCAGCTGACAGCGGTCAGCGGGTACTCCTGGTCGCTGTCGACCACCTCCGACAGTGCCTCAACGTACATCCCATCTTGGGTCAGCGAGCTGTTGGCCTCGGGGGTGATACGGCGGGCACGAATGGTCCAGCGCGAACCGGCTGGGAGCTCGATGCGGTGCGAGCGTTCGTACTTGGTGACGTTCTTGCGATTGACCTCGGACGCCAGCACTTGCTGGAAGGGACCGTTGTCAGTCGAAACGTCTATCGCATACTCGATGCGCACGCCATCAATGTTGCCGCTCTGGTCCTGGCGCTGCAGCTGTGGCCAGGAGAAACGCAAACGCACGGCATCCAGCATGGGGTTGCTGATGGTGTGAACGTAGGGCGCAGTGGTCAGCAGCAACTGGCCAACAGCAATCTCGTTGCTCGACTCGGTGATGCCAGTCATCCGCTCCTGGTTCAACTCACCTGAGCGAAACTGCCATTTGACGCCCGGGTAGTTCATGGTGCCGTCGTCGGCCATGACCTGGGTGCCATCGAGCTTGACGGAGCGCAGCCCATTGACCGGCCCTACAATGGGGCCCCAGCTCCACAGGTACAGCAGGCGAGCAACGGCGATGGACGGTACGCTGTTGGAAGCGATGCTGGGCTGCTTCTGCTTCTTCTCCCCGCCCTTGCTGCCCACAACCTGGCGCTTACGCGCTGCGCGGGACTGCTGCGGCGCGCGCTTCGATACTTGGACCATTCCAGTCTCCACAAACAAAAAAACCCGCCGAGGCGGGTCATGTGTTGCCAATATTCACAGCCGGTCTTGCGGGTAGATTCCCCCCGACTCTACGGCTCCGCCGATCTCGCGCTCGCCGTACAGCACCGGGTAGGGATTGCCCTGGGCAATCGTCGTGACCGCACCGCCAAACCCGTAGCTGGGGTTGTTGCCGTCCTCGTTGCGATCAAGGCTGCCAGTTGTCGGTGTGGGCGACAGCATCTGCACCACACCAGTTGCAGCCATGGCGGCACCGCCGGCGATCATCGCCACGCCATAGGCGGAGGTGGTACCGAAGGTGAAGTAGCCAGCCACAATGAGCACGACGCCGATGATGGTGGTGAACAGCCCGGCCTGCTTGCTGCCCTGAATGATCGGGGCAATTCGGATGTCTCCGGCGTCGTCGCCCACCATGTCCAAGTCATCGGCTGACAGGTTGCGGGTGCCGGAGAACACGGTGAATACCAGTCCTCGCTCCTCGCCCGTGGTCAGGAACTTTTCGAAGCCGGGCACCATGTTGCACAGCGCCTGAATGGCGTCGCGTGTGCTGTTCACATCCAGGTCGTACTCGCGTCCAAAGTGCTTGCGCAGCACCCCATACAGTTTCACTTTGCGCTTCATGGTTGAAAGTCCTTGTGCCGCAGGATCAGCCGGCAGCGGTTGGCCATTGACCAGCCGTAGACTTCCCGCGTGGAGGCCCTGCCGGCCATGTGGTGGTAGATGAAGGGCCCGCTGCCACCCAGGCGCGCCGCCGGCTCGCTGGTCAGCTCCGGCTGGCTGCCGAGGTAAATAGCTGCATGATTAGGGTGAAAGCAGGGCCGCCCAGGCGATGGCACCATAAACACCAGCATGTCGCCGCGCCGGGGCTCATCCACCTGGTAGAAGCCGGTTGCAGCAAAGTTGGCCTCATACAGGCTTGGGCCGTCTTCCTGCTCCCACCAGAGGTCATCGCGCTCGAAGTTGGACAACACCAAGCCGGCCTCGCGGGCGTACCAGTCGCGACAGGCGGCCCAGCAATCCAGCAGGCCATGGGCGAACTCGCGACCCAGTAGCGGGGCCTGGTAGCCTGACGGCTTGAACCACTGCATGTCGCCACCTGGCCAGCCGACGATCCCCCAGGGCACCTCATGCAGTTCACAGCTCACCCGGTCTGCCATGCTGGGCGTAGGCGCAGCATCAGGATGGCTGTGCACGATCGCCAGCAGCTCGCCCTGATCCTCGGCGTCTGCCAAGTCCTCATGGTGAAGGCGGAAGTTCTCCCGCGGCGTTTTCGCCAGGTTGCGGCACGGCACATAGGCCCGGCCCTGGTCGGTCTTGATCAGCACCCCGCACGCTTCGGCCGGGTACGCGCGTTCGGCATGCTCGCGGATCGCGGCCTGCAGTGACTGGTTGATACGCATTGATCACCTCGAGCTGACGATCAGGCTTGCGCCCATGGAGCCGCCGAAGCGGCGTGTGTTGCCGCGAAGCTTGCAGCTCTTCCAGCGCCCCGGGCAGCGGTCGAGCGCCGGGTTGTCAGTGGGCTCGTCCTGCTTGGTGTACATGGCAGCGCCGGTATAGGCGCAGGCCTCACCTCGGTACTGCCCACGGCAGGCCCAGCGGCATAGCTTGGTGATCTGCTGAGCCGGCAGCATGACGCCGCCCATGTCCAAAGGGCTGGACAACTGGAAGGTCACCTGCTGGCGGTTCTCGTCGGTCTTCTGCTCGATGTACCAGAGGTTTTCCCGGGCCTGGTTAGACGCATCGGGGTTTCCGTCCGGGAAGTTCGCAGCATCCAGGAAGTGGCGGAAGGTCTCGATGACCCTGACCTTGGAGCCCACCAGGTCCTTGAGCGCCAGGCAGAGCGCTGTGACCGCGCCACGCACGCCAGCTATCTCGTTGGCCATCTGCAGGGTCGGGGTGGCAGGCCGGCCATCGCCACGAATGTCGAAGCCCTTGGCCTCGATCTGCATGGCCGAATAGAGCTGGCCCTGCCAGATGATATCGGCCTCCTGAGCATGGCCATGGAAGCGCATGATGTTCCCGCCTAGCCGGGTGGCGTCCACCTCGTAGAGCCGGATCTGGTTGCCAGGCTCAAGCTTCTGGATATCGGATTCGAAAGTCATGGGGCCTCTGAAAAAGAAAACCCCGCAAGCGCGGGGTCAATAGGGGGTAAATCGCTGATCGAAAGTCCAGCTGATGGTCACCAGGTTGGGAGCGCCACGGGCTCTGATTTTGTAGCCTTTGGCCCTGTACCGATCCTGCACACCACCCGGCGGCGTCCAGTAGCAGGTGCGATAGCCCTCATGGCGGTCTAGGAACTTGCGAATCTCAAAGGCTTCCTCTCCTTCGACTAGAAGGCCTGTATGGGACAAGCTCCACGACTGTGTCTTGGTGTTAATGCCGACGCCACCTGCCTGGACAAAACCATCACCGAAGTTGTTCTCCCAGGTGTTCTGCTTGACCTCGCCGTCAGCTTCGGCCTCAACGTCAAAGCTGAAGATCTCTGTCATCACTTTCTCCAAAGAAGGCCGCCCTGCTGGGTTTCCCGATACAGCACATCACGCACGACACCTTCGAAGCCCTCTCGCAGACCTTCACCCTGACGCCTCGCCTGCTCTTCACTTACTCCTTGCTGGGCCTGGACGTTGATTGGTGAGTTGATGATGATCTGGGCACCACCGCTCTGCGCGCGCTCTGCGCCAGCAGAAGCTGACGAACCTCGACCGATCATCCCAATGCGCCCATCGCTAAGGGCTTCCAGATTGCCCACACCAATCCTGGCAGTGGCCTCGGCATCGAAAACGTATTCCCCACGGTGAACAGGGCCGGCGACTTCATCCCTGCGACCGTGGCCTGTGTAGCCGCCATCCATGAAGCCTGCACCTGCCAGCGCTGAGGTTGAGGCTACCCCGGCAACCATGGGGGCCGTAGCAGCTGCCGCCGTAAGCGCTGCAGCAGGCGCCAGAGCGGGCCCGTAAATAGGGATGGCTGCGGTAGATGCATATGCGGCCAGTTGCGCTTGGAAGGCCGTTGCCTGGGCATTAGCTACCATGCCAAGGCTTGCAGATGACTGAGTGGTTTTACCGACCACAAGCTGCACCGCCTGGTAGATCAGCCACTGAGCTGCCATATCGGCCAAGGTCGATATCACTGACTTTCCGAAACCAGTCACCATGTCCGCCAATGCGTCGCCGGCGTCCTTTGACCCGGTGGCCATATCGGCGAAGAATGCTCCAAGTTCACTGCGGGCGCTGCCGAGAGTAGACGCGGTAGCATCGGCTGCAATTGCGGAGTAGTTGGTGGCCGCGTCAGCATAGTTCTGCCAGGCTTCCTGAGCACCCAGCACCCAGTTGGTCTGCAGCTCATCAACCTGCTCGTAGTAGAGCTGCTGGGCAAACAGCTGCTTGTTCAGCTCTTCCTGTAAAACTTCTGACTGGCTGGCATAGAGCTCAGGGGTAATCTGGCCAGTATTTCGCTGTTCGTTGAGGGCCTTTACATCCTCGACATACTTCTGCCGTACGGCCAGATCGGCACGCATCCGGTCACGGGCTTTGTCGCCCATCCCAATTCCCGCCAGCTCCTGTGCATAGCCGTTGATGGCTGTTTGTGTGCCAGAGGCTTGCGCAGTCTTGAAAGCGCTTAGCTTCAGCGCATCCTCATTGGCCTTCTTAATCTTGTTGAGCCCGTCCAGCTCTGCAGCCAGTTCCAGGAGCCGCTTTTGCTGAGCCTTCGACAGGTTGCCAAGCTTGCCCTCTTGAAGCTCAAACGACAGCTTAGCGACCTCAGTGGCGTCCTGTTGTTTGTCGCCAGTGGTGTTGATCAGCTTGATCTGCCGCTTGTAGCCCTCCTCCGACGACTCGAAGTCTTTTAGCTGCTGCTTGGCGGCCTTTTCCGACTCGGACGCTTGTTTACGGCCTGCCTTGGCAGCAGCGTCATCGGCTTTCTTTTGCGCATCACGTGCAGCAGCCATCGATAGAATGGCCGTTTTCTGCGCGTCGGTGAGGTCAGTTTGCTCGCTGATGTGCCGCTTTGCGGCTGCTGTGAAGGTCTTGTCCTGGGCCGCAGCCAGCAGCTTGCCCTGCTGCTCGATATACTTGTCGAACGCCTGAGTTGCAGCTGCGCGGGCAGCGGCATTCTCTCGCTCAGCGCGGGTATTCTCGTCCGTCTCCCCCGTGAGCTCGGCCATGGCCTGCTTCAGCCGCTGGATTGCGTCGGCCTTATCAGTGGCAGCGCCGCCGCTCTCCTCTAGAGCATCTGCCATTTCCGCCGTTACGCCTGGCACTTCGCGGATGATATCGGCCACCGCTTTCCAGTCGACCTTCATGCCCGCGGCTTGGTCGGCGGAAGCCTTCTTGACCACATCCATGGCCGCCTGGAACTCGGCTGACAGCGGCGCTATGCCTGCCATGAATCCAGAGGCACCCGCCAAGCCTGCGTTCGTCAGGCTGCTTTGAAACTCGAAGGCAATGGAACCCGAGGCGGTCTTGAGCTCGCCCTCGGCATCTTCGATGGAAGCCTTGAGCTCGCGCAGGGTCACTGACTGGGTCGCACGGTTGAGCTTGTTGAAGCGTTCGATGAGCTTGTCGATGGGGTCGCTGAGGTTGCCGAGTTTCTCTTCAAGCACACTCGTATTGTCGCGAAGGGTGAGGAAGGCTGTCGCTGCCCCGATAGCCAGGGCAGCAACGCCGGCGGGCCCACCCAGCACACCTAACACGCCTACTGACGCTCTGCTAACGCCTGCCTGAGCAGCAGCGACTGCGTTGGTAGCACGCGTCTCAACCATCCGCGCTTCAGCAAGCTGGAGCGACAACTGAGTTTGCACAGCGGTCCCGCGCGCTGCGATGGCTTCTTTCTCTGCCAGGAATACAGCGGTCTGTGCTTTTTGCTGTTCGGCCTGAGCTGCGAGTAGTACGGCAGTCGCCTGCGACTTTCGCGCGATGGCATCGGCTACGGCAGCTCTGGTAGCAGCGATTGACGCTGCAGCGCTTCCAGCTAACCCCCTTGCGTACCCTGCCAAAGCTCCAACCGCCACGACCCCAGCAATGTTCGCCAGGGTATCGAAGTTATCCCCGATTACGCTGATACCCTTGGCAAGGACACCAGTCCCATCAGTGGTCTCGTTCAAGCGGCCGATGTAGACCGTGAAAGCATTGTTGAGATTTTGTAGCGCATCACGCACCGCTACGCCCATGCTGTCAGCTAGCTCACCGTTTGCCTGTGCCGACTTCCGAAGACCGTCAGTGAGGAGGTCCAGATTGAGCTTACCAGCCGCTCCAAGAGAGCGAATTTCCTCTGCGCTTTTACCAGTCGCTTTAGCTAACGTGTCTACTACCGTTGGCATTGCCGCGAGGATCGATTGCCAACCGTCAGCCTCAACCTTTCCGGTCTGGAGCGCCTTGGAGTAAGCATCAATGGCGGATGCCGCCTTGTCAGTGCTTGCTGAGTTGGTCACAAGCAGGAAGCTGAAGCTGTCCATTACATCCAACGCTTGGCTGGTGTTGTAGCCCATGGACTTGAGGCTGTCTGCCGTCCGGATGTAAAGCTCTTGAGCTTCACTCAAGGGCCGATAGGTCCGCTTAGCTGTGTCTAGCAACCTGTCTTGCACTAGGTTGTATTCGTTGACGCTTGAGGTCGCCAGCCCCATTCGATCCGACATTTGTGAGTAGGAGTCGGCAACATCGATTATTGAGCGTACCGAGGCAGCGCCCACCGCCACAGCCAAAGCATTTTTAATCAGAGCCCCGGCACGTTGGGCTCTTTCACCTGCCCTGTCGAAGCTCTCGTCGATTCGAGCAAGGCTTCGGTCAATTGCAGTAGCGCCCCTGGCAACCGTCGAATCAGCCCTCGCGATTTCTGAGCGAAGTTGAGCTGTAGTCGCCTCAATTCGAACCAGCATCCCTTGGATGTCTGTATCCGTCATCACTGTCTCCGGCCGAAAAAAAACCCGCCAGAGCGGGTTCGTGAGATTAGAAGCCTGTTGGTGTTAAATGAAAGCCGGCCGAGTTGGTAAACATCCTTCGCTTCACGGTCTCGCCTGGCTTAAGTGTCACCTCAGACTCAAGGATGCCAGCACCAGCGCAATGCCTAGCGCCCGCTATGCCAATGGCATGTTGCCCCGGCTTCAGCCCAAACTCAGCTGTTTCTCCAGCGGCAAATTCAGCAGCCAATTTTCCATCGATGTAGAGCTCGTAATTGCATCCCCCGGCAAGGAAACCTGAATCCCTGGTCACCACCAGTCTTGCTTGGTCTTTGGCAGAGAATGCAAAGATCCTCGAATCGGGAACTTTGGAGGCTTCAGACGATGGCATGGGAGAGGTTGAGCACCCGCTCAGAAATACGGCTATTAGGGCCGCGGTCATCAATCTCACGTCAACACCTCACCCAAAAGCTTGAAACTTTAGCACCATCTTTTGCCGTGGACGAATGATCAATGTCTTGTTTTCCCAGTCAGCGCCATCCGCAGCTTGTCTGCCACACTGGATGCACTTGGCTTGTCCTTCCCTGGCTGAGGCTTACCCTTCCCGAAGGGGTTCGTCATCTGTGACCACTCGATGCGCGCATCCATGGCCAGGAACAACTCCGGAAGAGGCGTGCGCCATGCTGCATCTGGTGACCAGCCAAGCCACCCTGTGGCGATTGCATAAAGCCGGTCTACGTAGCTGCCATCCTCGACAACGCTCACGCCTCCGCGGCTACCTCCTTTCCCTCATCACCGCCGCGTGGATTGTAAAGCGCGACCAGGTAAGCATTGAGTTGGCTGGCAACCCCCAGCACGCCGGCTTGCCAAACTTTCTCTGGCATAGCGTCTGCAGCCTTGCCTTCCAGGCCGGCTCCAGCAGCCAGGATTATCGCGCAGCCATCAATGCTCAAGGCAGAGATGGTTTGCGAGGCACCGCGGAGGCCACCAAAACGGCTTTCAATAGCTCGCACCGCTTTCAATGTTGGCTGGAGGACGAACTCCTCATCACCCAGTTTCACGGTCAAAGTCCCGTGGAGGGTCTTGTTCATAAAGCACTGTCCTTGGTTGCCGGGGCTGAGCCCCGGTTATTCAGGCGGCTGCAGGTAGCAGCTCCAAGATATCGGAGTTGATGCCGATGGTGATGTTGCGGCGCACGACGTTGTCGGCGGCACCAGGCGCGACGGTGTTGTTCATCACCTTCCCTCGCATGTAGAACGTGGTCGGCTTGAGCGCTGGAGTGGCGGTAGGATCACCATCGTTGAGAGTGATCTTGATGTTGTAATCGCCCTTGCTACGGTCCTTGTGAGCGACCTTCACCGCCTTCTGGCCGGCATCGCCGTTGTCCAGCCCCACGGTCAGCGTCAGGTCACCAGCATCAGCGGTGCCCTTGTACTTACGCACGCGGCCGTTCTTCAGCGACGTGAAAGTCACGCTGCTGAATGTGTCGCCGAACTCGCCTAGGTCTTCAATTTCGCCTACCTCGACATAGGTGTCGGCTTCGTATTGGGTCTGGGTGTCAGCGCCGGTTTTGCCGCCAAGCCAGAAACGGCAGCCAGCAGCGGTGTTCAGGTTGTCTTCGGCCATGGGGGGTCCTCCAAAGGCACATTGGATAAAGCCGCGGTGCGGCCGATAGGTGGATCAGTGGGTGGTGATGACGCGGACGGTGATCGAACCCTGGTAGGTAACCCCGTCAGCGTCACGCTGGGCGTCCGACTGGATAACGCGCACAGAGACAGCCCTGCCGACGCTCAGCGGCAGCGGGCGCTCGTCCAGGGCGGCAATGACCTCCCCGTTGATGCGTTTCACCTCTGCCTGGCCAACCGTGTCTGACCAGACCGACAGGTACAGCAGGCGCTGCTCGCGCTTACGGCCTGATATCGGGCTGACGTTGACTGAGACCTCGCGGTCGATCGACACATAGGGCATGTCGGCGTCCATGGGGGCACCGTCGTAGACCGGGCAGCTCACTTCGGCCTGCAGCCTGGCAAAAATGGCCTCTTGGAGCGATACCGAGGGATCAGCCATTGCCCACCCCCTGGCTTGCCTTGCGCAGCGTGCGGCGGACGGCCGTCTCGATGTCAGCCATTACGTACTCACGGTTCACGTCGATGGAGGGGCGAAGCCACGGATGCGCCGGCCTGGCCGGAATGTCCGGGTACTTTCCGAAGAAATGCGTACCGTCGCTCTTGTTGGTCGCACGCCGGTTTCGGTTCCCGGCTCGCTTGCCGCCGATGTAGCCCTTGGTGCCGTACTCGATGAAACGCAGGTAGAAGAACTTGCGGTTGTCGCGCTTGCCCCTGATCCCGATCTGCGCATCAAGGCCGCTGGGCGCGACGTAGATCTTCAGCGCGGCGGCGGCAGCGCCCGTATCCTTGGGCATCAGCTGTTGCTGCGTGGCCAGCACCCGCTCGGCAGCATGGCGCATGGCCGGGGCCAGTTCGTTGTCCATAGTCTTGTGGATGTTGCGCAACGTTCGCCGTAGGCGGATATCGCCGCGCATCTTTGAGCGGCGGGCCATGGCCTACTCCTTGGCCTGGGCCTTGGCTGTTTTTTCCTGCGCCGCGTCTTCCTTGATCTCGATCGCGTAGCCGCGGGCGATCAGGCCTTCGCCGTATTCCTTCTTCACTTCGAAGATATCGCCCTTTTCGCGATCGCCGGATGCACCGCTCAGCGGGCCCAATGCTTGAATTTTCATGGTTCACCTCATGGATTCGGTACCGATGAGCAAAGAAGTCTCATCAGCGTGTTTTCGTTGTCTGGCAATACAGCCTCGACCTGATACGTAACGCCGCGGCGGGTGAGCCTTACGCCTGCCACCATGTCAGCTCGAGGCCTGCTGATGATCTCGGCTGTAACTATCGCTTTGAGCTTTTCAGCTACAGCGATGATCCGGCCAGAGGGTGTACGCACTTCACCCCACATCTTTGGACGAGCTGCAGGGAGCCAGGTGACGACAGCCCCACCAGACTTGGTGCGCTCCTCGTGACGGAAATTGACTTCGAATAAATGACGAAGCGGCCCGGCCCTCATATTCCCCACCCCACCCGGTACGGGGTCAGCAAGGCCTGCGAACCTCGAGGCAGGTCAGTCGCGATTGTCCCCGTCACCACGTCTTCTCGATTGGCGTAGAGGTGCCCCAAGATCAGAAGGCACGCCGACTTGAACGATGCGTTGCAGAGCATAGGCTTCTCCCCGGCTAGGCCTGCCAGTATCGCCTCTGCCATTGACTGCTCATCGACGTAAACCTGGCGGTTGAGGTAGTTCATTGCCGAGAGCTCGGCCGAGTCGATCAGCAGCTGCAGATAATCGTCGTCATCGTCTGGATCACGAAGGTGGGCCCGGGCCTGCGCCATGCTGATCAATGACATGGCTCACTCCTCCAGCGGAGTGCGCGATACCAGATTCCGCCGCTCGAGGTCCTCGGCGTGAAGCCGCGGTACCAGGTAGCTTGGACCGCCGCGCCGGCGCAGCTCGCCCTCATCCATGAACGAGCGTAGCGGGTAGACCTTGACCTGAGCCGTGTTCACCTCTCCCGGCGCGTTAGAGGTGAGTTCTTCCAGCCCCGCCATGTCGGCGGTAGCATGCAGCACGTCGCCAGCCTGGCCCGGTTGGTTCGGCGAAACGCCGGTACCTGCAGCGCCCTCGGCCGAAGTGTCCACCGGCGCCAGCTCTACCGGCAGCTCGGCCGCTGGGCCACCCGCTTCTTGCACGGTGTTGGCGACTGGCTCAGCGCCGGGCACGGTGACTGCTACACCGCCCGCGGCCGCACCTGCACCGCTGGGGTCGCTGCCGCCGGGCGGCGAGTTCAATGCCTGGTCAACAGGTGCTGGTACAGCCTGCTCCGGTACCACGCTTGGTTTCTCCTGCTTCTTGGTGCTAGCCATGGGATCGCTCCTGTGCGGCGCCATCGCTGGCGCCTAAATTGGAAGGCTTACGAGCCGCTTCCGGTCAGTGGACCGGTAACGAAAGCTTCGCCACGGTAGATGGCGAAGGCCAGGCGCTCCTCGGCGCGGATAGTCGCCATGTTCTTCTCGAAGTCATCGGCGTTCTCGGTCGAGATCAGCACTTCGATTTCCATACGATCGAAGATCTGTGCGCCCAGCTTGAAAGCCCCGACCAGGAAGTCATCCTGTGTCATGGCCTGAGTCGAGACGACCGGGCGGTTCCACAGGCGCGGAGTGGTGCCATCTTGGGGCTCACCGATGATGTAGCGGCCTTCACCATCTTTGGTGAGCTCGATCGCAGCCCAGTCGATGGGATTGAGCACGATGCCATCTGAGGGGAACTCGGCCAGCTCGGCCTGCAGCAGTGCCAGGCGCAGGCGATCAATACGCTGCTCGCCCGTTACGATCACGCCAGTGGGAGCCGCGTAAAGCTGGGCAACCGTCATGAGGCCTTGCAGGTTGGCACCGGTACCGTTGCCGTACAGCAGTTGGGCCTCCTCGGCCATCAGCAGGCCGTAACGGGCGCGCGCGTCGATGTAGCTCTGCAGCGCCTGGGCATCGTCGAGCATCTGGCGACTGGCCTTGAACAGGTGCGCGATGGTGCGCACGTTGGCCGTAGCCAGTTCGAACTTGATGTCCGAATAGGGCTTGGCCAGGGTCTCAGCGACAGGTTTGGCATTGTTCGTGAAGCCGCTTTCACGCACGTACTCGATGGAGTTGGCTTCAGTGGTACCTGGCGCCACAAGGTCGCGGATGGTGAGACGACGCTGAGGCGGGGCGATGATGCCTGGCTGGCGATCCGCAGCGGTCAGAGCCCCACCTGTGGCCGTAGTGATGGCGGCACGCGGTACCGACACACGACGAGAACCACGGAAGGACGAGCTCAGGCCCTTCATTTCTTCACTGCCTACGACCAGAGCGCCAACCGAGAGTTGCTGCTCCTGGCGGTCTGCCGGCGCGCGGCTGGCGTTGACCAGCTTCTGCTCAGCTTCATGCAAGCGTGCCGACACTTCGCCCTGCTTGGTCAACAGCTCGTCGACCTTAGCGCGGGTTTCGGCGTTCATTTCGCCGGAAGCCTTGATCTGCTTTTCGGTGGCTTCGGCCTGGGCCTTGATCTGATCGCCAATGCCCTTGAGTGTGGCGTTGAATTCCTTGACTTGGGCTTCATAGTCCATGGTCATTTTCCTTTCAGAGAATTGAGGAGATTGTTTGCCGCGCTCAGTGAGGCGGAGAGGTCTGGCGCGGCAGCGCTTGGCGTGCCGGTCGGAACAGCGCGCGGCGTGTTCCCGCTGGCAGCGCGAGGCATGCCAGACTTGAAAGTGGCGAAAAGTTCGCGGCGCTCGGAGCGCGGCATGCCGGCCTTGGCCAGGGCTGCGTCCATGGCCTTGAGGGCATTGGCCTGGCCGGTTTCCTCGGTCTCGCGCTCGGTCACCTCGGTCGCCGCCAGCAGGCCGGTGGCCAGCCCCAGCTCCAGCGCGCGCTTGCCGCGGATGAACGTCTCGTCATCCATCAGCTCGGCCATGTCCTCAACAGTCTGGCCGCTGGTCTCGGCGTAGAGGTCGGCCATGGCGGCGTCGAACTCTTCCATGTCGTCCGATACGTCGCGCAGGTAGTGGCGGTTGCCGGAGAGGAAGGTCCAGCAGTTGTGGATCATCAGGAACGCGCTGCTGGCCACCTGGCGCTCGGTACCGGCCAAGTAGATGATCGAGGCCGCGCTGGCGGCCATGCCCAGTACCTTGGTGGTGACCTTCTGGCTGTGTTCGCGCAGGCGGTTGTAGATGGCGATGCCTTCGAACATGTCGCCGCCGGGCGAGTTGATGTACACCGTCACCTCGCGGTCGCCGATCGCGCGCAGCGCTGCATCGATGCGCTTGACGGTGACGCCCTCCCCGTACCAGTCCTCACCGATCACGCCATAGATGGTGATGGTTTCCGAGGTGTTTTCCACGGCCGCCTGGATGGCGGGGTTCCATTTATCGAGCGCACGCGGGCTCATCTCGCTGCGCAGGCCGCGAGACTGGATCTTGTGTTTCATGGGTTACTCCCCGGATTTGCTTTGGAGCCAGTTCATCAGCGCCGCGCGCGCGGCTTGGCTGTCGTTTTGTTTGCCCAGCTGGTCAAGCGGTACCAGGTTCGATTGCACGGTGAGGATGTCGCCGCCAGGCATGCTGGGCAGGTTCTCTTTGTGCCGACCCTCGTTTCGGGTCATGTAGCCGTTTTGGCCCATGGTGCTGAGGTAGGCAGCACGGCCGGCACTGTCAGCGCGCAGGAAGGCTTCCAGCGAAAACTCCGCGTAGTGCTTGATCCGATCCACCGCTGTTAGGCATCGCTTGTTTACGCACTGCTCGATTGGCGCCGTGTAGGTCATGATGCAATAGGTCAGGAACGCGATTTGCTGTTGCTCAAGGCCTGTGCCCCAGTTGCTGCCCTTGTCGGTCTTCATCACCATCCAGGGCGGCACGCCGAACCAACGGCAGATCTCCTCGATGCTGTGCCCACGTGATTCGAGCAGTTGGGCGTCAGCCGGATTAATCCCGATCATCTCGGGCTTCACGCCCTGCTCAAGCACCGGGCTCTTACCCGCATTGAGCGCGCCAGAGATCGTCTTGACGTAGTCCCGAAACTCGGCACGCTGCGTAGGGTTAAGCGTCTTATCCACCGAGAAGGCTACGGTGGGCATCATCCCGTTCTTGAAGGTGGTATTGGCCGCATCGTCGGCCGATATGGCCGAGCCGAAGACATCAGCGCCGTAACGAATCGCCGACAGGCCCATTCGCCCGTCCAAGGTGAACGCTGGGATATGCAGCATGTCGGCCTGGGCGATCTCCCGGCGGGCGCCCTTGCGTGGCTGGAAGAAGTAACGCAGCCTGCCATCGTCGTCCGGCTCGGGAGTCACCCGCGACGGCATCAAGAAATCCAGTGCGATGACCCTTCCACCGGACCGGTGAATCTCGCAGTAGGCATTTCCCCAAAGCAGCATCGAAGCAACAACCGCCTGCCAGAAGTGAAAAGCGGCCATATCCTCGTTCGGGCTGTTGTGCACCACATCGTAGAGCGGGAAGTCTCGCGCCGTCTCACGCCCGCCGTCCGGAAGGCGCCGGTAGATGCTGAGCGGCAAGCCTGCAACCGAGGTAGAGATGATGCGCACGCACGCCCATACCGCCGACAGGCGCATGGCCTTGTCGACCGTGACCGCCTTGCCGCTACTGGACTGGGCGCCCAAGAAGGCGCTCCAGAACCCACCGTCCGACAACCGAATGCTCTTGCCCAGCCAACTGCTCATGCTTGCCGATGGTTTGGCGGCTGCAGTGCCGAGCGCTTGAGAGAGGGTTTTAATCACTGCTCAGCCCTCGGCGAATGAACGCTGCAATACTGAACAGGCTGACCGAGCCCGCGATCAGAGACCAGCCCGTACCCGCCAGCATCCAGACGCCCGCGCAGGCCAAGCCGAATCCGCACAGCGCGCAGATGATGAAGTAGTGAAATGCGTTCATGCGATCAGTGGATCCCGAATGCCGGCCATGAAGTTTTCCATGCCGCCCTGGCCCTCCGGATTGAGGGCCATCAGCGTCACAGCGTTGAATAGCGCCATTAGCGGGTCGATCTTGGCCGAGCCGCTGGCCTGCTTAGTAATGAGGATCGAGTTGCCACGGGGCTCGACTTTGGCGTTACCGCAGCACCAGGCCATCATCGGCTGGCCCCCGTGTAGCAGCGTGCCCTCGGCCAGCTTGCGCTCGGCAGTCTTGATGGCTCCGCCCAGGCGCCAGCCTTGTGAGATGCCGTCGATTTTCTCGCGCGGAATACCCATGGCTTCCAGCGCATCGAGAATCGCGCCAACGCCGGCCGGATCTAGCCCTACCTTGTCCAGGAGGCCGGCCTGCTCGACCTGTGCCACCAAGTGCGCCACCGCCTCAATGTCGTCGCCGATGCGTTCAACCAAGGTCAGGTGTCCATCCTTGGCGAAGTCGCGGATGCGCGGCGCTTCGGCTTTACGCCGCTCCAGTACTGATGGATGGGCCCAGGCATGGGTCCAGGTCAGCCAGCGCCGTGTGCCCTGCTCTCGGCCGAGTGCTGCAAAGCCAAGCAGGTCATCCAGCCCCCCGCCATCGACACCGATGTCGATCACTTCGCAGCGGTCGATCAGGTCTTCCAACGTGCGGCATAGCTCGGAGGTCTGTGTCTCCCAAAAATCAGCACCCGCCCAGCGATCCGAAAGCAGCGCCAAGCCGATCTCGACGTTCAGGTGCTTGGCCAGGAAGCCGCGGAATGACTCCTCGCCGTCCAGCTGGGCCTGTGCGTAACCACGCTCGATGAAAGGTTCGTCGACCGACAGACCAAGGTTAGGGTTGGTGATGTACGCGTTGGAGAAGTCCCGGTGTTCGCCGGCGTCCAGCATCGCCTTGGGAAATTCATACAGCACCGGCAAGAACGACTTATCGACGATCTCGCCGTCGCGCACCTTGCGGGCGTACATCAGCTTCTGCCGGAAGACGCCGGCCGGCGGTGCATCGGACTGGGTGGTGGCCCAGATGATAAATCCCTCTGGCCGAGAGGCCAGGCCACCAGTGGCCTCGCGCAGCATGGCCTCGGCGTTGGCCCGCTTGCCGAACACCCACAGCTCGTCGACGAACACGCCGATGGCTTTCTTGCCCGACACCGTCTCGCTGTCCGCCGCAACCACCTTGAGGGTGGCGTTAGTCTGACGGTGCGTCACGGTGCGCAGGTGATCCTGCACCTTGAGCAAGGCCTTGAGCTCTTCGTCAGCACCCACCATGTCCCTGATCGGGAGGTAGGAGTTATCCGCGATCTCCTTGGTCGGCGCCAAGATGATGAACTCACCCGACGCCCGCCAGTTGAGGATCAGTGCGGTGAGCATGATGCCGGCGGCGATGGTCGACTTGCCGTTCTTCTTGCTGATCAGCAGCATGAACTCGCTGACCAGGCGCCGGCCCGAGTCTGGGTCGTAGGCGCCGAAGATCGCGGCCACAAACTGGTTGACCCAGTCACGTACGGTCTCGCACATCAGTGGACTGCCGGTGGCGTCCACCATGCGCAGCGCGCCGAACACGTCCAGGGCTTCCTCGGCCTCGGTCGGGAACAGCGGCTTGAACGGAATCAGGCTCTGGCGGGCAACGATGCGCTGCTCCCAGTCTGGGCAGGCGGTTGACCACTCCATCATTTCACCGACTGCAGCGGGCCGCGGCGGGTGCCGAACTTGCCGGTAGCTGCCTTATCGGCGTTGGCCTGGGCCTGGTCCTTCTTGCCGCTCTCGCCTTTGCGCGGATGAACGAATGGCATCAGGGCCTTGGCGGCGTCTACGCGAAGCTTCGCTTCCGTGCCCATGTCGTTCATCACCGAGAGGAGGAAGTCCTTCGGGTCACGGTGGAGCAGCGCCTGGGCCAGGTCGAAGCCGGCAGGTTCCGGCTCTGCTTGCTCCTCGGATTCCAGGGCCCCTTCCGGGCCCGGCTCAGCATCTTTGGCAGCCTTGGTGGCGGGCCTGGCTTTAACATCCGGTTTAACATCGCCTTTAACATCTGGAGGCATCAGCCCCAGGGCGCGCAGCTTCATCAGTTCGGCCGCCACGTCCTTGTCCTTGACCAGCCGAGAGCCCGCCGCAGACGCTGTGCGCTCGGAGTAGCCAGCGGCCACAGCAGCGTCCCGATTAGACGCACCTTCCCTCAGCGCGGCGATGAAAGCGCGCTTGCGGGATGTTAAAGCCATTTAACAAAAATCCTGTGGGGAAAAAAATCTGTACGTGGGGTCGGGAGCGGTCTAGCTAGATGAGAATCCCTAGCTTTCGCCCCCCCTACCCCTTTTGAAGCACGCTTTTGGGGTGCCTCTATGCCGCCGGACGTGTTTGAGGCGATCCGCCGGCGTTTCAGCTACCCGGCCCCGCTGCTTCCTCAGCCTGCTTGACGGAGTCGTGGCAAGGCTTGCAGAGGCTCTGCCAGTTTGCCTGATCCCAGAAGAGAACCATGTCGCCTCGGTGCGGCACGACGTGGTCGACGATACGGGCAGCAGTCGTGCGGCCGTTCTTCTCGCAGTAGACGCACAGCGGATGCTCTTCGAGATATCGCTCTCGCGCCTTCTGCCAGCGGTAGTCGTAACCCCGCTGCGAACTGGTCTTGCCGCAGCGCCAACTGCCCGGTGTAAGCACCTTGACCCGCTCGGGCGCAATAGTCTGGAGTCTATTGGCAACTGTCTTGAGCCTGGCCATCAATGCACCTCGATCACAATGCCGCGCTTAATCCAGTTCCGTACACGCGCTGAGTCGGGATCACGACCAGTTAGGTGAGACACACCCAGGACTCCAGCTAGGTAGTACTTCAGCCACCAGCGTTGGCGGCTGACGATCGTTACGTGAACCTTGGTCATGGCCGGCGCTCCTCACCTCTTGTACCAGGTCAGTTGATAGCACCGTGCATCAGCCGGCACCTCAGCGATAGGCCAGCGCAGGCAGTCCATGTGCTTGCGCTCAGGCCGGGTGCGACTGACCCGCAGCGTCTGCACCAGGTAGGCAGAACCTGCAGCAGTGGTGATGTAGTCACCGACCGCGATGCCATCGGCGCCATCCACGTAGAGCTCGCAGGGTGTGTAAGGCGCTCGCGTTCTGGTCATCGTCTGCTCCATGCGCTACTCGCCGCTCCAGCCCAGCAGCTTGAGCTGGTCATCAATCGCGGCCAGCTCAGCCCTGAAATGATCTGCCAGGGGTTCGGTCACCGAGTGCAGAACAGCCTCGTCTTGGTAGTCGCCTGTGATGGCAAGTGACACGCCCTTGCCGCTCAGCACCGTGTCAAGCCGCCGCTGTACCTGGTCACGGGTATGGAAAAGGCTGTACGCGGTTGCGACCTGCTGTCGGTTCATCTATCGAATCCTTGGAGGGGACAAGCTCGTAACGGGTCATCTGCTCAGCGATTTCGTGGGCCTCGCTGACGCAGATATGTCGAGTCACCTCAATCACTGCTGGCTGGCCTGTCTCGATTCGAACGGTCATCGCGGTCACTTGGGAAGCATCAAGCCCCAAATTCTGGCTGATCAAAGTTCCCAGTTCGTTGCTTGTCGCAAGCTGGATACCCATGCTCTCTTCCTCGCGCCACGAAACGGCGCATGTAAATTTGTGGCGCGGGTCAGGGTGTTACGCGGTTGAGCGCTTCGCCTGCCCTATCAACAGCCTGGTCAGCCCTGTCTGCTGCCTGCGTGGCGGTGGTGGCGGCCTTCGATGCCTTGGCGGCTGCGCTACCGGTCTGCCTAGCCAGTTCATCCAGGCGCTGGTCTCGCTGCAGACTGGCTTCGTCATAGGCGGCGCGGATCTCGGCGACCTGCTCCAAATAGCTGCGGGCAAGAGCCCATTGAGCGAGCTGGTAGCCCCCGAATCCACCACCCACTACGAGCAGCAGGGCGATTACCCAAACTTCGATGCGACGCCACCAACGACGGGCAATGAATTCAAGTGCGCATCTGTCCATCACGACATACCTCCGAGCTTGGTGCGCAAGCGGGCGATCTCTTCGCTTTGCAGCGAGACACGTTCAGTGAGCTGGCCGACCTGGCTGGTCAGAGCCTCGATCTTCCCTTCCATACGCCCAACAGTGGCGGCAAGATCGTTGCGCTCCTTGGCGAACTGGTCAGCCCGGGCCTCGGCTAGCTTGCGGGCCTCGCGTTCCGAGTCGAGCAATTCGTTCAGCCGGCGTACGGTGCCGATGTCGGCGTTGTCCATCGCGCGATCAGCAGCGTCTTTGGATAGGAACTTGCGCAACCAAAGGAAGCCGGCCAGCAGGACGGTGCCCGTACCGCCCAGCCAGGTAGCTGTGCCTGGGCCTAGATCGGTTGGGTCCATCTTGATCTCCGGGATATTCCCTGTAACTACAGTTTCTTAGGACAGCTAATCAGCAAAAAAAAACCGCCCTTAGGCGGTTAATCGATCATCAATGCGCGCCCGCCATGAAGCCGGGCCGCAGATCAGACCAAATGCAATATTTAAGGCTTCTTAGGGCTATTTTTGGCGTTTTGATCAGCGTCTTTATCATGCCGACTATATAGCTCTGCCTTCGAAGCTCGCTCGGTATTTCCTCCCTTGGCGCCTTCAGCTCCGGAGTTCTGAGAAGTTTTATTTTCACCAGAGCGAGTTTCGCTTTGGTGACTTTTTTTATCTGTCGCGTTCTTATCCGTCATAAAAACCTCTATTAGTCCGCTTATTCGAATTTAAACAAGCGTATTGCTCAGTGCGCGCTTCAAAGTTGGACGCTTCTCTAACCGATCATTCTCAGGACCTTTATCAAGGCCAGGCTCGTCATCATCTGGCGTGTAGCCTAATGGATCATCGGCCCCGAGTAGAGTGCTTGGCTGGGCGACTCTAGGTAGCTTTGAGCCCCTACCACCGCCGACCAGGAGATCTCCAACCCTTCTGCACGCTAGTGAAAATTTCAGCGCTCGAGTGGTTTGGCTGCTCGGTAGCTTCAGGAGCTTGATCAGGAATGGTTTCGGGAGCGATAAAGTCGCCCCTATCCTCGGGGCTGGTTTTGTCCAGCCCCTCTCGCTTTTCTGTGACTGATTTCGGTTCCGGCTCGCCCTCGGCGGGATCCTTAGGACTATCAGTGCGACTAAACATAATTACCTCTCATTAGCTCAGAAATTCTGGGCTAAATTGAGTATGCGCTTTGTAAAACATTCAAAGCTTTATATCTGACGACCGGTAAGAACTCTGCATCGACGCATAAACCGGGTTGATATGCACCACTTCCTGAAAACTGCACATGCTGCTAAGAAACTGAAGTTTATCCGCGTAAGGGCACTCGCACCCATCATACAATCGGCTGTGCCTAGACCTAGAGCGATTCGGTCCATCGGCATCATCATGTCGAGTGTTTTTCGTGGGATGCTCAGGCTGAACGATTCCAGACGGGCTTGAAAGGAGCGCCTCAATGACACGTTCATGCAGTCATTACGAAACGGCGCTGCTCGCAAACGGCTGCCGCCTGAGGCTCAATTCGATAGCTGAATCGAAGTGATCGCGCAAATCGAGGACGGTGACGCTACAAAAACCCTAAAAAGCCCGCACTAGGCGGGCATGGGGCCACTTGATCAGATACGGTGACTATAGAACAGCGAGTATGACTCGATGCCATCGTTCGGCTGTTTGATGCCAGCGTTGGAATAGTGGATCGCTCGGATACCAACTTTCTGCGTCTCGCCGATCTTCAAGCCTGCCCCGATGCGATCTTCGAAGTTGAAGGACGAACCAAAGTCTTGGTCGCCTGCTGACGTACCGGAGAACACTGCAACACCGATGCCCGCTTCGATGAAAGGCTTCACGTTACCGTTGCCAAATTCATAAACGAATACAGGTGCAAAGGACAATGAGTGTGCCCCACCAGAAGCATCTCCCGCTTCCCAATAGGTGTAGCCAGCATCCCAGTAGCCGGTTAACCGGCCCGTGCCAGTTTCAAACCAGCTCTTGTCCCAGTCAAAGCCTACAGCTGCGCGAGCGGTCAAACCGCCCTGACTAGTCGCACCGATTGCGCCAGACAGGTCAGCAGCCTGAGCGCCGGAGGCCAATAGGGAGAACACCGCAGCAGCGATGATTTTTTTCATGATCACTGAACCCTGATGGTTTTTCTTAGCAAGCTATCAGAATCAGAGTGCCATCAATTCGTTCCGCTGTGCTACAAAAAAACCAAAAAAAAAAACCCCAGCGAGATAGCTAGGGTTTGTGAGTGTCACGTTGCTTGCAAGCTGGACACGCTGCTATGAAAACAGGTGTTTATCCGCGCGGAAAGCTTTTTATGCGGCTTCGTGCAATTGCTCGAGTGCGCAGTCTATCCAGGCCACGCCGGTATTGATCAGCTCACGCGCCTTTGCCTCACTCATCTGGTGATGGCGACCAACCCGCAGTGCTGGCCACTTTGCCCCGAAGTACAGCCAAACGAATCCCCCCATTTGTGGGTTGCGCTTGCAAAGTCTGGAGACCGCGCCGTCCACGGCCAAGGCTAGATCGTCGGTGATGACGTACTGCTTCACCCCACCTTCTGCTGGAGCATTGTCCCGCATAAGTGCATACAGAGGGCAAACGTACTGGGGCAACCCCATTCCATCCATACGCCACCAGCCCCACTGCTCCAGCATGTAAGCCGTATCGCCCAGGGCCTTATCGACATAGGTTCGTTTTTTCATATGGTCATCAATCCCCGGTGTAGTTGGTGCCGCCGGCGCCGCGGCGGTTGTTGGTTTCGTACTGCGTAGATGGACCTTCAGTGCGTGGTGGCCGCTGGCGATCAACCTGCTGCTCCAGCTCATGCACACGCAGGCCCAGCTGCGTGACAAGCTCCTCTAGCGGCAACGGCTCGCCAGTGACGGCCGACAGCCAGCCCGATGCATTGCAGCGGCCACATGGCAACTCATAGAAGACGCCCTTGATCACTGCCCTTCCGTTGCAATCTGGGCACCTAGCCAGGATGACCCGCTCTTTGCGCAGTGCAGGACCATGGCTTTTCATCACGCAGTCACCTTCAATCCTTGAGCATCGATTGCTGCAATGACTTCGCTCACCCATAGCTGGCCGTCAGTAGCCGCCGGCAAACGGACACACGCCTGGGCGCGAGACTCTTCCCACACCACAAACATGGCCTCTTTGAGATTCTGCAACCGCTTGGCTGCAATGAGGTTGCCCTCGGCTACAGCTCTCGAGGTGGCGTGGTTGTGCCAAGACTCAAACTGCTCACGAATGATGTCCGGAGCGCTCTCGCTGCTCATTTTGAATCCTCGCTAGTAACAAATTCGGGATGGCGGCTACAGGCCTTGCCCGCTGCCGCCTGCGCCTGGATCTGTGGGATTTCGGATAAGGCCTCTGTAAGGCCGTGTATGCGCTCAAAGCCGATGCCGTCTAACCAGGCATGCCACTTCTCAAGGGCTGCCCTGCGCTGCGCCATGGCCTGGGTGTGGATGTAGGTGCTGGCGATCTTGCCCAGTGAATGGTTGAGCAGCATCTCGCCGATATGTCCATCGATGCCGAGGTCGGTCCAGGTGCTGCGCGATACCTTGCGCAAGTCGTGGCTGGTCCACTCGCCTCGGCCCAGCTCGGTAAACACTGCGCTGGCCTGGCCTTCGCTCAAGCACACGCCGCGCCGGTTCGGGAACAGGTAAACGCCTTCGTACCCATCGGCCTGCTGAATAGTCCGGTACCGAGCAAGCAGCGCGCATATCTGTGAGGTCAGCGGTAGGCGGTGCTCGGTCCGTGTCTTGGCGTTCGCCGCAGGGATGAACCATTCACCGGCCGTTACCGAAACCTCGCTCCACCGTGCCATACGGGTCTCGCCGATCCGGGTGCCATGCGCCAGCATCATCAGGGCCAGCATCACTTTCTCGGGCGCGTCATCAAAGGCATGTACCAGCTGCTGCATGACCTCAGGCAGCTGCACGGCTCGCAGTCGGGAGGCCTTGGGCATGATCTTGGCCTTGGTGAAGTCGCTGAAGCGCATGCCGGCCATGGGATCGGCCACGACCAGCCCCAGGCGCTTTGCCTGCTTGAAGGCGGTCAGCAGCAACGCGAACATCTGGCGCAGGTACGACAGCGACACCTCGGCCTGAGACGGCCACATCAGCTGCTTGTCTAGGCTGTCGGCGGTCACATCAGCTATGGCCAAACCGTCCAAGCGCGGCTTCAGGTGCTGCGCAATCGCCGATCGCGCACCCGCCTTGCGCTTAGCGGACAGCGCCCGGTCTCGGCCCATGCGGTCACCATACCAATCGAGCAGCTGCCCCACTGTAGCCATGCCCGACGCGACTGGTGCGGTGGCCGGGTCGCGAAGCATACGCTGGCGCAGTGCGGGCAGCTCAGCGATTACGGCCGCAGCGCCCAGATCAGGCCAGCGTGCTACCGGCACCCACTGCTTGCCGCGAACCAGGTGCCAGGTGCCCCTAGATCGATCTGACCAGAAGCGCAGGTACAGGCCCGGGTAACGCGGATCGCGCAGGTCGCGCACGGCCAGGTCGGCGGCCTGTCGGCGCACCTCAGTTTCCGTGAATTTGATGGACCGCGTTGCGCTCATGCTGCCACCGTCGCAGGCTGCAGGAGGTAGGCACGTATCGCTTCTACGGCATCAATGCGGCCCCGGCACACAATCGCCAAGTAGCCCTGCTCGGTCAGAGCCTCGATATAAGCGTGCTGACTGGGAGAGATGTCAGCATCGAACGGCGGCAAAGCTTTGAATTCGATATACAGGCCGAACCAGCCACCGCGGGCCATCGGGAGCACAAGATCAGGCACTCCCGCTTTGACTCCTTGGGCCTTGAGCTTGCCGGCCACCGCCTTCACTCGGTGCCCCCCGTTCGGAACGTGATAGATCAGTTTGAACACCTGCGGATAACGCAGCTGCAGCTCCTGCATCAGCGCTGCCTGCTCCTGCCCTTCCCTGTCGACGGGCTTGGCGCGTGGCTTGCGCGGCTTGAACGTGCGCATGGCCAACGCAGTCATGCGACCAAGACCCCCTCGCTGATGAGCTGCGCCTGGGTTCGCATCACGCCCTCGGCGTGGTATTGGCGAGCGGTTATACGGTCAATCACGTGGCTTCGGCCGTCGCATGCGTCATGGCAAGCGCTGCAGCACCATGCGCCCTGCATGTCGTGCGGCTTTTTACCGACGCCACAGGTACCCGCCAGGCGGTAGTGCGCCAAGACAGTAGTTTCGGGGTTACCGTTGCACACGCCTGGGATACGCACTTGGCACTCGCGGCCACGCGCGGCCTTGGTCAGCTTGGTCTGCCTCATATTCAACCTCGCAATGCAGCCATATCAGTCTTGCCTGGCGAAGAGCGCCGGGCTGGTCTAAGGGACCGTCCATCAGCACCATGGAAAACGGCCGATAGCCTAGTACGTGCACGGTCCAGATTCGTTTCACTGCTAGACGCCCAACCCAGCCAACGCGGCGCGAGCCTGGCGCTTGCGGAGGTAGGTGCTTACACGGCGCCGCTGCGCCTCTTTCACACGGGCGCTATCTTTCTCTGCCTTGGAAGCCGTCAATATCGAGCGGACTTCTGCAAGCTTCTCCCGCACCGCGGCGCTGGGCTGAGTGCGCACCGCCCCTGTAAGCAGGCCTGCGATGGCCTGGCCGTCAGCAGTCACCGGAGCTATGCGCAGGTCGGCGAGGTACTTGTCCCCCATGTCACGGCTGATCAATTGAGTCCGCACAGCGGTTTCAACGGCCGTCACGCGCCGCCCGGAATCGAAGCCCAGAGAAACCTCCCAGGTGACAGGCTTGTCTTCAGCGCGAGCGAAGCTGACCAAGCGCTCATAAGCGCTCATAAAAGCCATTCGGGCGCCAATCTTGTCGCCTGCTTCGAGAATCGGCTGGGACGCCACCATGGCCTGGCGAATCTCGGTGGTGAGTACTACCGTTTCGTACTCGTCACTGGCTGCCAGGGCAATGGACCACGCTTCATCCTTACCGGGCCGGCCATCTGCAGCGTGGATGTGTTTCAGGACCATGCCCAGCGACAGGCGCCCGGCTGGTTCACGACGACAAGCGCGCAGGGCGGCAACGATCACCTCAGGTTCGTGCGCTGACAGGTCTTCGGCAATCAGCTTGGCCCCAGCAGCACTAATGGCCTGGCCCATGGCTTCAGCCGTTGCGCAAATAGCCATAGCCAGCTCGGCGATGTCATCACAGGAAAGCATTGCGCTTACCCCCCTGGTTGTTGCGTATGGCATCGGCGGCATCGTGGGCCGCATTGATGTTTGCTTGGGTCTGCTCCTGCTGGCGCGCAGTGGTCGCGTTCATCTGCCGGTTTGTGACCCACTGGGTGTGGTAGGCCTCACACTTGGTGAGCAGGTCGCCCAGGTTGTGGCAGCCGTTGATCAGTCTGGAGTCGTTGATCGACACGAAGTACGCGGCCACTTGGTGGGCGACGTCGATACCCAGGCGGTCGATCAGTTGCCCCAGTTGCCCGCCGACCTTGGCGTTCCACACTGGCCAGGCGCCGTAGCGCTTGCGATAGGCCATGGCGTAGTTGGCCCAGGCCTTGTAGGTCTTGCAGGTCTGGTCCTTCGGCCCTGGCATGTCCTCGGGGATTTCACACCGAGGTGCACCAGCCGGAACCAGCGTCAGCCCCGTGGGTTGCGACGGCGGAGCCGGGGCATCCTGCGAACTGTGACTGGTACCCTGATTGGTATCTTGATTACTGGTATCTTGATTTGTCGGAGATTTTTCCGACCCTGGCTCGGATTTATTTCCGACCTTGCTCGGATTTTTTTCCGAGGTGGATCGGATTTTTTTCCGACCCTCTGTACCCGCCTTCAAGGTCGGATATTTTTCCGACCCATCCTCTTTTTTGTTCCACTGCGCTGCCTTGTCGGTCAGCCGGAAAAGCGTGACACTCGAAGTGCTCGAAAGCTCGATCAGGCCAACGTCCTGCAGCGCCTTCAGCATGCGATACGCCGTGTCGGGCTTATCCGTCAGCAGCGGCAGCTCTTCGATGATCTTGGCCTTGCTCAGCACGAAGAAGACGCCCTGCTCAGTCGTCATCGCCTTTGCCCAACTCGGGCAGCCATAAACGAATGCGAACAGCAACGCCTGCTGGGAGTTGAGTCCCCACTCCAAGGCCTTGACCTGGTTGATGGTTACAGTGAATTGCATGTCAGCTCCGCCCTATGCTTAGGCCAGCAACGGGCACTGCGAGAAGCTCTGCCAGGCGTGCCAACCCCTTCGGCGTGACCAGAACATCGAACGCCGCGCGGTCACTGCCTGTTTCGGGATCAGGCTTGAGGCCAGTCACTTTGTGCTTGAGCAGCCCCGCACTGATCCGGGGCTGATAGGCAATCCATCGCTTGGAGCCGCGACGACGGTAGATCCAGCGGTTTTCTTCCAGCCAGCCAAACAGCTTGAATGGCGCCACCTGAAGCTGCTTCGCAGCATCGGTGACGCATATGGCGCCGCCTGCACCCGCCAGACGCACAATCGCTGCTACCTTCGGGGCCTGCCTGGCGAGCGCATCCTGGAGGCGCTGGTTCTCCTCGGCCTTGTCGGCAGCAAGACGCAGCGCCTCTGCGAAGCTTGTCGGGACCTGCAGGTGCGCCAGCATTCGGGTCTCCAGCTCCTGCCAGCGATCAATGATCCTGGCCCGGAGTGACGCGTCGTACCCCGAAACCAGCACCAGGGCATCCCGCTGATCGAGAAGGAATTCAGGGTAAGCCTGGCCGTTTTGAGGATGCACGTAGGGGGTCTCCTCAGATTTGAGGACACCCCTTTTTGCCAGGGCCCGAGCGTCACGCAGTACGTTGTCGTGACTCTTGCCGGTCAACTCAGCTACTTCGCGAGTCGACATCAACTGGCGCAGTTGCTCAGTGCGTGGAAATGCCGAGGGAGCGTGAGTGTTGCTTGCATCGATCGCTCTGTGCATAATCGACCTCGATGTTTTGTTAAAGAAGCCGGGCTGCCACCCGGTTTTTTTGTGCCTGCGATTCAGGTACTGGATGGATCAGCAGGTGTTTCGGTCATCTACTGGCGCAAAGCCAGGACCATCAGAATTCTCTTCATCGGAGCCGGTGGTAGCCGGATGGGCCACTTGGAGCGCCTTGCGAGCAAAGAGAATGAGGTCGGGGCGCAGTCCTGCGATGGTGATCTCGCCACCCGAAGCGTCTTGGAGTCTTTCAGCAAGTTCGGCGGAGGCCTTTCGGTGCCCACCTGCGAGCTGCCAGAGGTGGCCGACAGTAGTTTTTGCAGCTGCGGCTACATCACACCGATGTTCGCTGGTGGCACTGGCCAACCATTCACGGAGGTGATCGTTCATGAGGATTCTCCTAACAGATAACCAGAAATTTAGCTTATGGCTAATTTTCAAGCAAGGAGAATTTAGCTTTGAGCATATTTAGCACTGAGCTAAACGCTGGCATGCTTGTCGCCATGGATATCTATGAAATTCGCAAACACAACCTGGTCAAATTGATCGGCAACCAGCGGAAAGGGGCCTGCGCGGAGCGATGGGGCATGGCCCCTGCGCACCTTAGCCAGATCCTCTCGGATAAGACCGCAAAGAATCTCGGTGACGACGTAGCGCGTCGAATTGAGGAGATCGAAGGATTGGGACGAGGCTGGTTTGACTCGCTCCCTCCGATCGACGAAGTGAAATCGACTGTGGATGCTGTAAACAGCAAATTGTCTGCTGCGGATTTGGTCAAGCAAATGCTCGCCAATAGCGGCAAAGGTATCCCGGAAGATACTCGTAAAAGGTTACTGGCTGCGGCTGAAGACCAAGCCACCCCGGCTACTCTCAATGACGACGGAGTCGTGAGGGCAGAATTCAATCGTCCTGGCCAAATTGGCGATGAGGTATGGATCGCGCACTACGACGTACGCGGAGCAATGGGCGATGGCGAGGTCGCTCACGACTTCCCTGAGATGCTGCAGGACATCCGCGTCAGCCCTACTCACCTACGTGAGATGGGAGTGGAGTTCAAAGAGCACTTCCACCTGAAGCTCATCACTGGCGTAGGCCAGTCCATGGCGCCGACCATCAAGAGCCGCGACCCACTGGTCGTTGACATCAGTATTCGCGAGTTCGTGGGCGACGGGATTTACTACTTCTCCCATCAGGGGCACCAGTACATAAAGCGCTTGCAGAAGAAAGGCCGCGACCATTTCAAGATGATCTCGGACAACACGAATCATCCACCAGAGGATATTCGAGTTGATGAGACCTACATACAGGCCAAGGTGCTGCTGGTCTGGAATGCCCACCTGGTTTAGCGGCAGCTGCCTCTGCCTCAAGGACTGAGCACAAGCCACAACATTAGATGCCCCACCTACCATGCAAAAGGAGCTGTGCTAAAGTGACTGACAAATCCCAACGCCCCCCTCAGCCTAGACCTAACACTATTCCTCCACGCCCAACTCCTACAAAGGACGGCTGGGGTAAAAGAGACGGCGGTGGCGGCCCCAACACCATATCCGAAAGCAGACCGGTACCTCCAAGGCCTAAAAGAGACCCTTGACCATGACTGATGTAGACATTGCCACAGAGGTGTATGAGCTGGAGTTTTATGTCCAGCGCAATGTCAGGTACCACATGCGTCGCGGAGCTTTTTTCCTTCGCTGGGGACGGTTCACCGCTTTCGTAGGGGTTGTATTCGGGTCAGCCACTGTAACGTCACTGATCGCCGGCTCATCAGCTTTTTTTGTAGGCGGGTCAGCATTGTTGGTCACCCTTGCCTCCTCGGTAGACCTGGTAGTCGGGACAGGGCAACGCGCTTGGCTTCACAACGATTTGCGGAAACGGTATCTCGATATCGAGGCAGAGATGCTGGCCTCCCCTCCAGACGCAGCCATGCTGCGTGAAATGAGAAGTAGAATTCGTCGGATCGAAGCCGATGAGCCGCCAACGCTCCCGGCGTTAGAATTGTTAGCCCGTGATGATGTAATCCGATCAATCTATTCCCGCGAGGAGGCCGCTAAACATGTCAGCCGCCTCGGCTGGTTCAAGCGAACAACGGCCCAGTGGTTTGATTGGGACACATCGAACGCTTGAACTTCACCTACAGCAATCCAACTGCTTCAGCTCCTGTACCCCTAGAAAGGTGCCTCCTCCTGCTTCTCCTCCTCCCAGTCTCTTGCCACAACTAGGTCGGCGCGATCCTCCGCGCTCTGCGGCTCCCACCGGACCGTTACGCTCTCGTCGTCGTTGAACGTCAGATCCAATTCCGGCGTTTCGACTAGCAGCCCCATCACCTCCTCCCACTCCATATCTCCATCCGTGTCCAGGCGATGGATAGTCACCCAGCGCTGCGACTGCGCGATCGGGTGATTGATCATCGATGAGACCCGAAGACCGAGTCGCTCAACCCCGGTCATCTCTAGGCGTGCTTGTGGTGACGTCATTTTGTGCTTAGTCATTATCCCTCCCTGATTACTGTATATTCGTACAGCTATTTAGAAAGCTTATCCCACTGCTAAATCGAGCGTAAAGCCCAGCAAGGCGATTTTTTGCCTTAGGTATTTTTTCGCCCGGCTAAAATAATTTAGCTTTGAGCTATTGACGTTACTTTAGCGTGCAGCTAAATTTACTCTCATGCCGTCACGCATCGCTGACTGCCACGGTCATTACCGACCACCGCTCTTTACACAACCAGACGTGACCACCTCGACGCACCCAGGCCATCACCTGGGTCGGGACAAGCTAAGTCGTCGACCACGCAGCCTCTGGATAGCTGCCGGACTCCCCCATGGGAGGACGCCAAACCATGCGAGCCACCTGATGCGTAGCCAGTAGCTGCAGCAGGCAGTGGTGGGGATACCCGGCGCCGAGCATGGAGCGGATCAAAAACCATAGGAGGAATCTGCCAATGAAGTAGCAAGCGCAGCCGGAAATGGACCGGCCACCCACGACGAGCTGCCCTACCCAGTAGGCCGCCGAGCTGCAGCTGGCAGTCGTGTAGCGAATACCTAACCCCATGACCACCCCGCCGAGGCCGATCAAAGCGAGGTGACCAGGGAAGCTCAAGGCCAGACAGAGGATCGGGTGAAGCCATCGGTGGTGGACCTCGAGCACGGTTTCACTGGCTGGCCTTCTCACGAGGGCCAGACGGGAAACCAACCAAGGAGTAGGACCATGCTGATACTGACCCGCAAAGTGGGCGAATCCATTGTGATCAACGACACCATCCTCGTGACGGTGCTGCAGGTGAAGGGTGGCCAGGTACGCCTGGGCATCGAAGCACCAAAGGACGTGTCAGTGCATAGGCAGGAAATTCAGGAGCGCATCAACTCAAAAGCCGAGGTTGCTGCCTGAACCGATTTCACTGGCTGGCCTTGGCGACAGGGCCAGACGGGAAATCACCGAATCAACCGAGGCGAGATCATCAGGTTGCGCAATCCTCGGTAATGCGCAACTGCACGGCCCGCTGGGCTCTGGTGCATGACAGCCGGAAAGACGGCCCGATGCCCTGCTCCCCATCGCAGGCTGCATTGGAGATTGATCGGAGCGTGCTCAAGCGAGCTGCAGCGCTAGGATCGCAAAGACCCGTGAACCTCCTGAGCCGGTATATGCGAGACGGCCAATACCAGAAACGCGGCGGGAACCAAGCAGGAGTTGCGCCCTGGTGTTCCGATCAATCTCCGATGCATCCCGCATCCCCTTCCCTTCACATACGACCGCATTGGCGGATACCAGGCTGGCTTTTCATGCCCAGTTTGGTCGCTGCGCCTGGTGCCCGACCAATGCGGTTGCTGAGGAAAATCATGGAGACGATCACCTGCGGCTCATGGACCGGCCAGCTTGGCAAAACGCTGGCACCCCGCGAGCTGGAAGCACTGCTCTGGGTTGCCCAGGGCCTGACCACCAAAGAGATTGCGCGGCAGATGGCGGTCACCCCCGGCACCGTGGCCAACCGTATCGAGGCTGCGCTGTTCAAGCTGGAGGCCGGGCGGCGCATCGAAGCTGTCACCAAGGCCATGCGCCAGCAGCTCATCAGCCCACTCTGCATCGTGCTGGCCGGCCTCATCGCCATGCATGTAGCCATTAACGACAGCGACCCCATGCGCCGGGATCGCCGCGCTCCCGAGCGCCGCACCGCCCAGGTTCGAGTCGTCCGCCGCGCCGATGTTCTCGAACTTCACGCCTGACCCCAATCGAGGATCACCCTATGCGAACTGCTATGCATCCTGCGTTTCAGGAAAAGTTGGCCGTGCTCGCCGCCCTGCTTGAGCGCGCTCAGATTGTTCGGGCCGAAGCTCGCGAAAAGCTCGGGGCGCCCCGCTTCCAAGTCGCCAGCCAGGGCCAAGCTTGGGATGTAGTCGACTCGGCTACGGGCACGGTTCAGGGCTTCGCGTTCACGTACCAAGCGGCGCTGCGCTTCGCCTCTGCGATGGAAGCCGGCGCTACAAGCAAAGGCCTGCAGCAATGAGCAAGCGCAAGCCTCACAACATGCGTGCCCGGTTGGATCGAACCTGCCGCGCCCTGGTGTCAGCAAACCATGCCGCCGTAGTGAACATCGATCCAAGCGGCCAGCAGGTGCTGATCAACTGGAAGAACCTCAAGCAGATCCGCGTCCGACAGATCGTAGACGCCGTCTGCGATATCCCTCACCGCTGGACCATCTACCTCAGCGTGCTGTGTCGCACTGAGTTCGGCGAGCGGTACCACAAATCGATTGAGGTCGCGCCCCAAGGTAACTACAGGGCTGAACATCTCACCGATGTGATTCAGGCGACCTACACAGACCTGCGGGCAACAGCCAACCCTAATCACCTGGTAGCCGCCGGCTGGATCGCCATCCCTACCGATACGACGCTCGACGAGGCAGAGACCGCAAAGATTTTTGCCGCCGTCGGCGCATGGAGTCAGCAGAAAGCAGCATGAAGCGCATCACCGCACGCGTTCGGCACGGCCGGCGCCAGCAATACATCAATCTGCCGCCCAGCGGCCTTGTCCTCTCGGAGCATCAGCAATGCCAAAACCTACAGACACTACCGAGTTCCTGCAGGAGCTCAACGGCGGCGCATTCGCCAGCCAGATTGGCCACGCACTCTCAGAAGTAGCCGCCGGCGTGGTCGATCACGGCAAGGCCGGCAAGATCACCATCACTCTGGACTTCAGCCAAATCGGTGACTCCCACCAGGTGAAGATCAAGCATAAGCTGGCCTACAAGGTGCCCACCAAGCGCGGTGATCGCAGCGAAAACACCAGCTTGGACACGCCGATGTATGTCGGTACCGGCGGCAACATTTCGCTGTTCCCCGAGAAACACGACCAGCTCTTCAACCGTGATGAAGCTCCGATCCATCCGCGTACTTGATCCCTACCCCACCAAGGAAAACCCGCATGTCCCTCTCCAAAGAAGCGCTAGAACTCATCCAAGAAACCACCATTGCCGCCGCCGGCCGAGACCTTCCCGCCTTAGGCCCGGTTGTTGTGGTGCCGCAGCATTTCAACGTGGTTGACCTAGAACGTTACCAAGAAGGCCGCAACCGCTTCCGTGGCACCTACTCCACCCACTCTCTGGTCGACTTCGGCGCCTATGTGGTCGAGCGCGCAGCGCCAGACGCCCGCGGCTTCATCGATCAGGACGCCATGACCTGCGTATTGCTGTTCAACCTGGGTACGCCGGACCTACCAGGCCACGCTGACGACCGTGCGGTGCTACGACTAAAGCCTTCGGCCGCGTTCGCCGCCATACAGGCCATCTGTGGCCAGGCCCTGGTCCAGAAGTCCATGAGTGACTGGATCGAAGACTGGCACCAGCACTTGGTCGCTACCGACGAAAACGGCGCCGTGATGAGCATCGCCAAGGCCATAGCGGCCGTGCGAACCATCACCATCAAGGCTTCGTCCGAAAGCGACCACGCCGTCAGCGAAACCCGCGCCAGTCGCAGCGCCATGGATTCGATTGAGGCCAGCAGCAAGGAAACCCTTCCCGCCTGGCTCGACTTCAAGGTCATCCCGTATGAAGGCCTGGGCGAGCAGACCATCCGCCTGCGCGTGTCGGTCATCACCAGCGGCTCGCAGCCGCAGCTGAAACTGCGTTGGCTGGGCGAGGAGGCGCAGCGCGAAGCAATCGCTCAGGAGTTCAAGCAGGTGCTCGAGGGCAAGGTTGGCGACGCGGCCAAGCTGGTGCTGGGTAGCTTCGACGCGAAGTAATTCAGATCGGCGCCATAGAGAGCAGTAGCATCTCTATGGCCCTTCCACGGAGCTGGAGCTACCGAACTAGGGCCAAAGATCTACGCCAGCTTTGACAACTGCAATCAACGACGCTGCCACTTTGGTAACTCTTTCTGCGCCGCCTAGAAAGACGCCAAGCTTAGAATTGGCTACGGTGGCTGTCATTTCCTGCTCTGAAGCGCTTGGATTTTTCTTCAATTCTTCGATGACCGACTTAATTTCTTCTTTATCGACGTCAGTTGGAATGTCAAGCCGGAGCATTATATTTGGATCGTAAAGATCGAATCCTTTCCCGCAACCTTGGATCACCGTGCCTTTGGCGATGATGTCAGCTGTGCTTGGAGCGCTGACCGCAATGCCGCAATTGATGATTGTGCAGTTATCTAAAGTAAGACCCATGACTCTCTCCATCCGGCCTCATGCCGGTTGTATGTAATAGCTCAGCGCCGGCTAATTTTCCAGCCTCTCTATTACCCAGCGCCTTCCCCTCTCAAACGATGAACGCCTCCCAGGCGAGGATCACCCATGAACAAAATCGCTCTGCAGGCCTTGCAAGACGCAAGGCGACGGCTTGTAAAGGCCTTGCCCGAGCCGTCGCGTAGATTTTGGACCGATGCGGAGGTGGCCAGGCTCCGGGAGCTGTACTCCGATACCCCAATGCCGAACCTGGTCTGCACATTCAATCGGCCCGATCACGCGATATACAACAAGGCCCATGCCTTGGGCCTGGCTCGCAGTGCCGAGTATCTCGCCAGCGACCACGCCTGCCGCCTGCGCCGGGAGGATAGCCCTGGGATCGAGCATCGGTTTAAGCCTGGACAAGACCCATGGAACAAGGGGTTGAAGGGCCTACAGATCGGTGGCGAGGCTACTCAGTTCCGCAAAGGCAACAGGCCTCATACCTGGCTGCCAGTGGGCACAGAGCGCGTCACCGAGGACGGAATACGGCAGCTGAAGGTTTGCGACGACGGTCCATCGCATCGGCGGTGGAAGTCGGTGCACTCACTGCTTTGGGAGGAAGCCCACGGCGAGATTCCCTCAGGCCACTTGGTGGTGTTCAGGGATCGCAACCCACAACACATCGAGCTCGACAACCTTGAACTGGTGACTCGCGCCGAGAACATGCGCCGCAACACGATCCATCGGTATCCGCCCGAACTCAAGTCAACCATCCGCCAACTCAGCAAGCTCAAGAGAGCGATCAGCGAGGCCGCAAGTGAAAAACAAGATGACCGATCTGCGTAACCACCTGTTCGCCACGCTGGAGGCCCTACAGGACAAAGAGGATCCAATGGAAATCGACCGCGCTAAGGCTATTGCCGATGTCGCCAAGGTGCTGGTGGATTCAGCAAAGGTCGAAGTAGCGTTCATCGCGGCAACGGATGGAGAGGCACGGAGCACCGGCTTCATCGAGTCCGAGCGCACCCTGCCATCAGCACAATCCCGCTGAGGTATTCCATGCCCACAGGAAGCCGATCCATTAACGGAGCATCGGTAGCCGTGCCGCCCAATCTGAAATGCAAAAAAAACGACGCCTGATCGAACAGGCATCGTTTTATGGGCCAATGTTCCCCTGATCACTATTCAGGGCATCGGCTCAAGCCAAGTCTAAATCTACCAGGCTGACATGTCATGTGTAGGCTACGCGAGCCCGTCGAGACCAGACTTTCCGGCGATACGCCACAGCGAAAGAGCGAGAACGCCGCCCAGAGATAGGCGTCGTTAGAGCTCCCCGTCAGGGCTTGAAACCCTTATCTGGAGTCTTGGGAGGCGGGATGTCCCAAAGCCTGTCGCTGGAATCTTGCTGCTTCTTTGCCTTTTGCTCGTCTTCTGAATCAAAGCAACCGCTCAGCGACAGCGCAGTAACGGCGACAAGCATGGCGCCGATGATTGTGCGTTTCATGAGGTTCCTTCCTGTGAAATGGTCCGGCGTTATATCAAACATCGCCACCCTCCGCAAAACATGGCGCTGAGCCATTAGCCAGCGCCTTCCCCTCTCAAACGATGCACGCCTTCTCGGCGAGGGCTGCACCGGCAATGGAGTTTAACCATGAACCTTTTCAGGATTGTCCATAGGCGGGTGCTCTACCGGCAGATCTGAGAGACTGCTCACTGCTTTAATCAACCATCCTTAGAGTCGACCACTACCCAGTCCTTTAGACTCACTGTTTCGGCCCCTCCCCAATCGTTAACAGGAACAAGATCCATAAAATACAACACTTCCAGAAGAAGAACCGAATACATAAACGTGCGTAACAAAGCTTTCCGACGACTCACCGGTATGTGCACCTGCCACTTCCAAACAGCAAACGCAAACGCAAACACTCCAACAACTCGCGCAACCCACCTCCAATAGTCTCGCCAGTCGAACTGTTGCTCAGTTACCCGCTGCATAAGTTCTTTAACAGTTTCGGAATGATACTTAACTTCCTTCACGCCAACCATATCGGACTCTACCTTATACGGGGGGTATTGTTCACCGGTATAGATCACCTTGATCATACACCCTTCTTTCGACTCCAAAATTCGAAACGCCAGTATAAAGCTATTCTTGCTCACGGAATTGATCGAACAATCGTTGACTGCCCTAGCCTGTTGGACAACGGAGACAGACAAGACGCTGGAGGCATCGTCTACAAAAGAAACACGTACAGGAGTTAATACGTCTGAAGCCAGTATCGGCATCGTACCATTATTCCAAAAAACATGCCTAGCCACATGAACACTTTCGGTCAACAAGCTCCCATCCGCAGCCAAAACCTTCAGTGGCAACGTTGAATCCTTCTTTGAGTCATATATAGTCGAAGGGAAAAAGTCCAATTTGAAGGCAGGCTCCCGATACTGCTGACTTTTGTCATAATAATACCAAGACACACCAATACCTACGACCATACTGATAATCGCTAGGATATACCCCACATAGTCTCGTTGCATTTTAGACTTTCTCACATCCATTCATAATGACCGAATAACAAAGAAGGCCCACAAGACCAATGTAAATAATTATGAATTTACCTAGCCTTCCCTGTCTTTGAAGAACATCATACCGGCCAGGAGCCACTATGCCCATCACCTACGGAAGCGTCTGCAGCGGCATCGAAGCTGCGACCGTAGCCTGGCACCCGCTGGGCTGGCGTGCCGAGTGGTACGCCGAGATCGAGCCGTTCCCTTGCGCTGTGCTGGCTCATCACTACCCCGCCATTCCTAATCACGGTGACATGACCCGCCTAGCTGCCCTAGTGCTCTCCGGCAAGATCCCGGCGCCCGAGGTTCTGGTCGGTGGTACACCCTGCCAGGCCTACAGCGTGGCCGGCATGCGCGAAGGCCTTGCCGATCCCCGCGGCGCACTCACCATTAAATACGTGGAGCTGCTCGATGCAATTGACCATGTTCGAACAAAGCGCGGGCAGCCCGAGGCCGCCTGTCTCTGGGAAAACGTCCCCGGCGTCCTCTCCGACAAAGGCAACGCGTTTGGCTGCTTCCTCGGCGCCCTGGTGGGCGAATCCGCAGAGCTCAAGCCGCCAGGGGGTAAATGGAAGGACGCTGGTTGTGTGTATGGACCCACGCGAACAGTCGCATGGCGGGTTCTGGGTGCCCAATATTTCGGCTTGGCCCAACGACGCCGGCGTGTGTTCGTTGTCGCAAGTGCTCGAGCAGGATTCGATCCCATCGAAGTACTTTTTGAGCGCGAAGGCCTGCGCAGGGATACTCCGCCGCGCCGAGGCCAGGGGGAAGACGCTGCCGGAACAATTACAGCAAGCACTGGAGGCGTCGACGAGAACGATGCAGCCGATGGACGACTGACCGTCTTTGGCGGCAACAACACCGCCGGCCCTATTGATGTAGCGCCAGCGCGCAATGCTTGCGCAAGCGCGAGCGGAAGGATGGATTTTGAATCTGAGGCTTTCGTTGTAAGCGGAACTCTACAAGCCAACGGCAAAGCGGCTGGCAGCGCAACCCAGCAAGACGCGGAGAGCGGGATGCTCGTTGTGCACGGCACGCAAGATCCTTGCATTCTCGCCGATCAGGCATTCGCACTGGGTCGCAACAGCGGCCAGGAAAATGCAGTGTTAGCGTTTGCAGAGAATAGCCGTAGTGAAATACGCCTGGAAGGCGGCACCGGGCATGTTGCCGGGACGCTATCGGGCGGCGGTGGCAAGCCTGGCCAGGGGATGCCCTGTATCGCTTTCAGTTGCAAGGACCACGGTGCAGATGCTGGCGAGCTGGCACCGACGTTGAGAGCCATGGGGCATAGCGGAAGCCATCCCAATTCCGGTGGCCAAGTGGCAGTGCAAGGCCACAGCGGCGTTCGCCGACTCACACCGCGCGAATGCGAACGCCTACAAGGCTTTCCTGATGACTACACCCTGATCCCCTATCGCGGCAAGCCCGTCAGCGATTGCCCGGACGGTCCACGCTACAAGGCCATTGGCAACAGCAAGGCTGTCCCTGTCGTGCGCTGGATCGGCCAACGCCTTCAACAACAACTCGAACGATCAGCTTGAGGTATCCCCATGCCCACAGAAAACCGATCCAGCAACACAGAGATGGTCAGCGTGCCCCAAGGGTTCATGCTGGTAGAGCGCAGCATCTGGACAGAGCAGCAGGTCGAGGCAGCCACAGCGTGCATCACTCGCCTGAAGGGCGTGCCAGGCATGCGCGACTGCGACTTGGCGATGGCTGCCATAGATGCCGCCCAGTGCAAAGCGCCCTATATCGCCCTGTCCGACCTGCTTCCAACCCTGCAGCCCCACCCCGACTCTATAGCCTGGATGGTTGGTACTGCCTTCTGGCGGACCAAAGAAGAGGCAGAGAGGGATGCGGCGGCGACTGGGCTGCCGATTGTTGGGTTCGGGCCGATGACCCAAACCGCTGAGCTTGAGGTCCTGCGTGCTGCCTTGAAGTTCTACGCCGACCAGGACCATTTCGCGGAAGACATTGGCAGCGACTGGGACAGCGTGAGCGGCGAACCCGCCAACGTCCTCTGGCACGAACAGGAAGCTTGGTTTGTCGAGGACGGCTCAATTGCTAGGGCCGCGCTGTCGGGGAAGTCTAAGCAGGATCAAAGGCTGAGAATCGCAGATCCCTCTGCGAATTTGGTTCAGGCCAATACTGCTGGCTGAGCTTTATCGCCCAGAAAGATGACCCAGGCATCGTGAGCGTTTTGATGCCAAGCCACTGCGTTTTGCCAATGATCGCCGGAAGTCTCGCCTTCAGAAACTAGACGCCTGAGCTGGGAGTTAGATGCATCCATTTCGAGCAGATGCCGGTGAGCTGCGTAACGAAAATTATCCTTGTTAAGCATCGGATTGATGTCCTAGAGGTCTGGCTAGAAGGTACGTGCCGATATCCCTGTGCATCCATTGCGACACTAAATCAAAGCGCAAATTGAATAAATATTCTAAGAGCACATTTGTACTCTATCCCGTTATAACCCCTCACCCTCTGTTTGCTGCCCAGATAGCAGGCAGTTGGAGCTAAAGGCGCAGCAGGAATCTACCTAACCCCTATCGACCCCTGGACGGTAAGAGTGCACACTTCCGACTTAATCGTCCTTGCGCCGATCATGAGGAACGGGCGGGTTGGCGATGATCACGGTAAAGCTACCCGTGAAGCTATGACGAAGCTCTTTAGGCATCAAATATGAGAAGAGGACTAGCCAGGACCCGTCTGCCAGACGGAGTGTCTCTGTTCTGAACCGCTCGATTTGACTCTCCTCAATTCCCACGGCATTAGCGACTACTGAATTGGTCGGCTCGGTGGACATGGGACTCTTCTCTTTGAAGCCCGAATAGGTTGTGCCATACTATTACTCTCAATCATGCTGAATAGCTACTACATTCATATATTATTACCCCGAGCGGCTCTAGCTACAGAACTGATAAACATAGAGTCCATATGATCAAGCTGCTTTAGAGTGCCGGCGTTAGCTACGCCAAGTTCAGGAGGGAGGTAATGAAGGCGATGCTTAGGCGCATCAGGATGCGACTGCTCCATTACCTAGAATTCAGGCGACATATTATGAGTAAAAACAAAGGGGTGTTGCCCCATACAAAAATCGCGCGCAAGCTAAATAGCACAGTTTATTTTGGTGAAGCTTTATTTAGCGTGCCGTTCAATAGCGGAGTGGTCGATAATCCATCTTCGCCTACCTCCTCAGCGAAAGCGATCCACTCTTCAAATGCTTTCCGGTGTGAGTTACACATCTGATCCCACTCCGCTCCCCCAAGCCTTCCATAGGCAACCTGGTTCATGGTTGAAGAGTTAAGCGCATCGAGCTCCATAAGAAGCCTGTAGGCGCGGTATCGATCTTCGCTACGTGGCATGAGCATTTCCGTACGACTTTTAAGGTATGGAATGAGCTTTCGTAACCCTCTGCCCGGTGGACCAACGAGCTGATCGACCATCCCATTAAAGCACTATTTATCCGCCCAACGGTGGAGAGGTGTCTTCATGCCTGAAGAAATCAAGCTGATACAAGTGGCGCCTGTCGTGCACGACGAATACGGAATTTTCCAGCATCCCAACCTGCCCGACTTCGACGGGGGCGACGGCGAGAAGTGTGAGGCTTGGCTCGCGCAGCAGGGCCTGCAGCTCGTCATGGTCCACCTGGAAACAGACGCGCCGGAAGAGATGGCAGATCGCTACCTCCAGCCTGATGAGCCGCACTGCGGGTACTGGGAGCCGGGTAAGCCTGAAGGTGATGGCTGGTTCTGCCTGGCCATCCACGACACCGATCGCGGCCCGGTGTGCTGGTGGGCGCGCCGCGAGGTGAAACCATGAGCAAGACATTCATTCTGACCGGGAAAGCTGTCGTGAACTTCCGCAAGGTCATGGAGAACGTCCCAGATGAAGAGGTCCAGGATCTGGTGAGCATGAGTGACATCAGGGAGGACCAGATCACTGAGGACGACCTGCTCGACATCGAGTGGATTCATGACAACGTGACGATCGAGGTGAAGGAATGACCCGCATCGCCCTCTGCCTCCTGCTGCTGCCCACTCTGGCCGGCTGCATAGAGCACCCTGGCCACCTGGAAGTGAAAGAAGACAAGGTACGCGCCGTCACCTGCTGGCAGTCGGATAGCGGCATGGCCTGCCTGCCCAACTGGATGCTGGCTACACCCGAACCAGATAAGTGCCTGATCAATGACCTGGGCAAGTCCGAGGCCTGCAAGAAGCTCTTCAGGGAGAACGCCGGCAACGAACGCCAGCTCTCCCCGCACGAAACTCAACCCGAACCTACACCCGCTCTGGCGCCTGGGCGCTGGATTGATGAGAGGTATGAGCTGTGACAGAAGACGACATCATCAAGCTGTCGGCCAAGGCCATGGGCTTCGAGCTCGAGTATCGGCACGGCAGCGAGACCTTCTACTACGACGATCCAGAGACCGGACGCGAGGCGTGGCTGCCGATGCAGGATGACCGGCAGACCATGATCATCATCGCAAAGCTGAGGATGGACATCTGCTGCGTGCACCACCTCGCTCGGGCCACAGCCCATGTGCCGTATGTCGGCTTCAAGCAAAGTGAGGTGTCGCATGCCGACGAGCCCGGAGCCCGGATGAATGCGCTGCGCTTGGCAATTGCAACAGTGGCCGCCAAGTATGGCCAGGGTATGCTCGACGGCGGGACAGATGAGCGAGTTTTTGGGCATCTGATCGGCATTGAGGGATCAACCGCCCACGCCATGCGCGGCGCTATTCGCGAATCTCGGGAAGAGATCAGCAAAGCATGCCAGCGCTTGAAGCGAAAAGGTCTGGTAACCAACAAGGGGCCGTTCTGGCAGGCGGTGCAGCGATGACCGACCTGATCGAAGTGAAGACAGCAGACCTGACCGGCGAGGCCCTAGGCTGGGCGGTGGGTATGGCGGAGGACATGGCTCTGCACCTCGAGCCGCCCCAGTACGGTAACGGCTGGCGCGTGTTCGCCATCTACCGGGGCGAGGCGACTGAGCGCTGCGAGCGTTATAACCCCTGGGAGGCCTGGGCGATGGGCGGGCCTCTGATCGCGAAGCGCATGGTCAGCCTGCACTGCCCGCAGAGTACTGACGACGTTTGGGCCGGCTGGTTGATCACCGATAAAGGCGAGTTTTGCCAGGCTGGTGATAGCGCCCTGATCGCCGCTTGCCGCGCAATGGTCGCCGGCAAGCTCGGCGATACCGTCCAGGTACCGAAGGAGCTGATGCCGTGAGGAAACTGGTATACCGTTTCAATCGATGGCTACCGTTCAGTGGCTTGCCGATCGCCCGCGTCCGACTTGGTCGTAATACCTGCACCCTTTACAAGAATGGCTGGGTCTTGATCAGCGATGGCAAGAGCACTGACGCTTTGCCGGTCAACTTCACGAGCCAGGCCCTGATCGACGCATTCGCGGCCGAACTCGCATAACCCCTCCCCCTAAAACTCAAGCCCGCCGACATGCGCGGGCATGGAGAGCTATTGCCATGCCAAACCACATTACCAACAAAGTCAGCGCGCCAGCTCACGTCCTCACGTCACTGATCAACGGAGATGGCCGGATCGACTTCGGCAAGATCATCAAGTTTGAAGGTGAGTTCGCCTGGGACTTTATCTGCGGCGCAGCAGAAACCGCCGCTGAGGCAGCTATGAATCTGCCCCTGAGCGACCACCCCTTGGTCGCGGGCATGCAGCGGCACAGTCGTGAAACATCTTCGGTAGCGAAGCTGAGCGACGACAGCTTTGAGCAATTCGTGCATATGCTGCGCAATCACCGAAAGACAGGGTTCATGCACTGCATGGACTTCGCCCGCCAGGCGTGGGGCACCAAGTGGAACGCCTACGGCCAGAAGATCGACGTTGAAGGCTGCTCCCTTCAATTTGAAACAGCCTGGAATGCCCCGGTCCCGGTCTTCAAGGCGCTTTCTGCCCTTCACCCAAACGAAGAAATCACCGTCGTGTTTGCTGACGAGGACATCGGTAGCAATTGCGGGACGCTGAAGCTCAAGGGCGGCGAGCTGGTAGAGCACAACTGCGCAGGGCCATGGGGCGAAATGAGCGAGGCCGATCAACACAAGTGGCGAGCTTTCGCCCTTGAAGTGACAGGCCGTTCCGACGACGAAGACGAAGACGAATAACCAACCTGCCGCCGCCGGCGGCGTGGAGACCACCTATGGAAACCGCCAGCACCGGTGACGTCGACAAAGTTACCGAACAGAAAATGGCCGATTTGCTCGGCTGCACGAAGCGCGCTCTCGAAGGCCGGCGACTACGGGGATCTATCCCCGAGGGCGTATGGATGAAACACAGCGGCCGAATTATCTACAGCAAGAAGAGGTATGACGAATGGCTGGAAAGCCAATGGATTTACCCCCTGGCATCGACGTCCACTACGGCTCGCTCCGGCTCAGGTTCATGTGGGAAGGTGCTCGCCGGAGTGAGACCCTTCCCTATCCCGCGACACAAAAAGGCATCAAAGCTGCATCCCAGCTTCGAGATAAAGTAAACAGCCTGATAAAGCTCAACCTGCTCGACCATGACAAGTACGCAGAACTCTTTCCCAGCTCCGGCGCTGTCGTGGGTGGCGTGCCAACGTTCGGCGAGTACGCGCAATTGTGGCTGGACAGCCGGGAGATCGCGGCGGGCACGAGGCTCAATTACAAAGGCACCTTGAATCTGTATTGGGTGCCCCACCTTGCCTTGGTACGTATAGATCTGATCACGTCCACGCTTCTTCGGCGGATCGTCACCTCGATCACTTGGACATCGGCATCCGTTAAACGCAATGCCATGGTGAAGCTGTCGACAATCCTCCGCTCAGCTGTGCTGGACGGGCTGATCACAAGGAATCCCGCCGAAGCGATCCAACTTCCAGCGCGCTCAAGGAAGGAAGTCGATCCGTTCACTCTCGACGAGGCCAATTTGATCATCGCTGAGCTATACAAGCACGCGCACTGGCCCAGCCAGATCTACGCAGCATTCTTCGAGTTCATGTTCTTCACGGGGCTTCGTCTCTCTGAAGGCTTGGCTCTACGCTGGGATGCGGTGGACTCGATAAAGAAAACTGCTCACGTCCGACGGACAGTCGCACTGGGCATTGTGGAAGAGAGGACAAAAACCGGCCGTGATCGGTTTGTTCTGCTTAACGACAGAGCGCTGCATGCCTTGGCGTTCGCGGAGCAGTATGCAGAGCGCCGCAAGCAGGGCAAGGGACAGTTCAATGAATCGCCGTTCGTCTTCCCACCAGGGAAGAACGGCGAGTACGTCAAGCAGACATCGGACCTCCACCACCAGTGGCGCCCGATCCTGAAGGGTTTGGGGATCCGATATCGCCCACCGTATAACTGCCGCCACACCTATGCGACAATATGCTTAATGTCCGGTCTCAACCCCGCATTTATCGCCCAACAGCTCGGGCATAGCGTGCAGATGCTCTTGTCGACTTATGCACGTTGGATTAACTCGTCCAATGACTGGCAGGAGCTAGAAAAGCTCCAGATTGGTCCGAAATTGGTCCGTAGCTGCGATGAAGCCACGTAA